GCTTTTCCACAGCCCATTTCGCCCTTCTCGCCTCCCGCGCCTCCCCATACTTTTACGCGGGCCTCGCCTCTTTGCGTTATTCCGCGCTCCACCATTACCTTATGCGGGCCTGCATTGTCGTATTGTTGCTTGGGCTGACATCTGTCTCATTACTGCGTTATGTCTGCTTGACCATTATCCTATCGTGGATCTATCCTAATAATCTTGTCTAACCATAAACCTATTGGTTTTCAGCTCTTATCTCTATCGTGCATAAGGGTTCAATGGATGGCTTCAGATCTTACATATCGGAACCTATCGGTAAAAGGACTACATGTCTTTATCGGGTCAATGGGTATGGACCATCACTTACCTATCTGGTTATGGGGTCATGTCTTTAGCGGAACGTCTCATGTTTCCCTTCGGGGTTAGGCCATCAAAAAAAGCTAAAATAAGCCCTGATTTTGACCTCTGGCCTCTTATAATATACTAGTTTTGCTATTTAACAAAAGGACGATTAGGTGGTACTGTAGCGGAAGAACGTAAAAGCGGTTGTTTGATGGGAAAAAGCATCAGGCTAACCTTTAACCGCCGTTAGTTTAACGGCATTGGAACATGTTTATGGTGGATTCAAGACCGATAAACTGCAGGAGAGATGGGTATAGGCTGAGTCGCATCGGTTCGGCTGAGAGGCTTGAGCAGATCATGGAATCAATCAGGGGGGGGATGCCGTTGTGCGAGGCTTCCGTCCTGTATGGGGTGTCGTCACAGCTTCTCAGCTACTACGTCAAGAGAAGGGGGATTGCCGTCGTGAGGAAGACCAAGATGAAGGAGAGGGGGATGATGGCATGCGGGAAGTGCGGGAAGGAGTTTGAGTACGTCATCGGGGGATGCAGGAAGGACCCGATCTACTGCGGATGGGATTGCTTCAAGGCCGACCGGAGGAAGGATGACCTGGCCTGCTACATCTGCCACGAGAGGAAGGAGAGGATGCTTAAGGGAGGGTTCAAGTCCGGGAAACAGGCTTACGTCTGCTATGAGTGCGCGAGGGAGAGGGGAGTGAGCGCTTGGGAGAGGCTTAAGGCGGACCCGGAGAGGTACGGGGAGCGCAAGAGGAAGCAGAGGGAGTACATGAGGACCTACAAGGGCAGGAGGCGGTAAACGAGCGGAACTTCACCTATGACGAGTGAACACAGTAATATGTACGGAAAAATGACAAGTGAGGAGCTTGGGGAAAGGATGACGGATGTCCTGGTTAAGCAAAAGATAACGGAGGGGGAGATTAAGGTGTTCAATGACCAACTTTACCGGGTGAAGCAGGAGAGGATGAGGATACAGGATGAGATTACCCGAAGGGAACGCGTCAGGCTGTCTGGGTTACCGGTCACTGACGACCACCGGAAGCTGATGAGGGAGATGGAGTTCAGGCTCTTCGACGATGGGGGAGGCTGCGTTCTGATCGGGGTTGATGGAAAGAGGCCATTTGGGGAAAGTTACGTCTACAGCAGCGTCGGGAGGATACTCGGCTGGGTCAAGGGAGGGGAGGACATGAGCGACGAGCAGGTCTCAAGGGCGATCCAAATCATCAGGGAGCTGCCTTATGCCATAAACAAGGTCCTTAGGGAGGTGGAGGGGGAGACGGAAAGGGAGCTCGCCATGCGGTTGAGGATTGAGTCACTGGAGAGGGACATCAGGACGTTAGAGGTGAGCAGTGACCCCTTTCGATCATTGCTTGGAACACGGGGAGGAAAAGGAGAATATAACTAAGTCAACTAACCCCTAAATCGCATGGAAAGCAATAAGCCCAAGAAGTCGAGAATCAAGGTCAGCTACGTGTTCGCTTCTGACTCCAAACCCTTCCCCATGGACGTCTACATCGACGAGCGGGACCTTGCCGGCGAGAAGACGCTTAAGCAGGCTTTAACGGAACTCACAGGAAGATGGAAGAATTTCCTTAACGAAGAACACACCACAGTAGAATATTTTACCTTGAGTTCGACCTGCACGATACGGGTACGTAACGTCTACAGCATCATGATCGTCGAGGGATGGGGGTCTGCCTATGACGAGCAAGACCAATAACATAGGTAGGCTCAGGGACAGCATCTGGGGCAGGCTCTGGGTCAGGCAAGACAGAAGGCTCTGGGACAGGCTCGACGTCAGTCTCTGGGGCAGGCTCGACGTCAGGCTCAACGTCAGGCTCAACGACAAACTCACCTATGACGAATAAATCAACCAACATAGGCAGGCTCTGGAACAGTATCTGCGGCAGGCTCAATGGCAGGCTCAATGGCAGGCTCAATGGCAGGCTCTGGAACAGGCTCAACGACAGTCTCTGGGGCAGGCTCTGGGGCAGGCTCTGGGACAGGCTTGAGAACAACCTTACTTATGACGAATAAACCCACCAACAATATGCGAGACATGAAGAATTTGCAGGATTTCACCAAGGAAGATTACGCCCTCATGGACGAGATTCATGATGAGATGATTTCAAAGGTGATGCTGAACGACACCAGCGACGAGACCCTGATCAAGGCGGTCAAGACGATTTACGACTTGGGAGGGGAAAAGGAGCCTGAAGTCACTGTTTGCGCCTCACCACTCGACATGAAGAATAGGGCAAAGGAGTTCTCCGACGACACTTCCGAGTCATGGTACGGGAACATCGGAGACTTCTACTGGATTGCCTATGCCATGTTCGGGATTAAGGCGGACATAACGGAAGACGACAAGGACTTCCAGAGGATCAAGGAGGCCATCGTCGATTCAGGCATCTGGTCCATGATCGCCCTCGAAGGCAAGGCGTTCGTCTGCCGGCGCCCGATCTCGCTGAACACCGACTCCGAGAATGAGATGCACTGCATGACAGGCAAGGCGGTAGAATGGCCGGATGAGGAAGTAGACGGCAAGAGGGTCAGGTGCGGGTCTCACTTCATCCACGGCGTCTACTTCAAGCCGGAGGACTACTGGAAGGCCGTCAAGGCCACTGCCACTGAAGTCATCAACTGGCCTGACATCGAGCAGCGTTCCGTCCTTCTCCGCGAGAGGCCGGTATCAGAGCTCTTGAAGGAGTGCGAGTCCAAGGTAGTCAGCCGCAGCGAAGAGTTCGGCGGGTATGAGCTGCATGAGATCGAGGTGGCAGGACTCGGGACGGCCAAGGTTTTGACATTCAAGGGATGGTCTTCCGGTCACGATTACGCGCATTTCGTCCCCAAGGAAAGCACTGACGCCATCACCTCTGTAGCCACCATGTTCGGTCTCACCGTCGACGAGTTCAGGGCCGCCCACAAGGACGACAAGGATTTCCCGGAGGACAAGCCGATCGAGGGGAAGCGCCGGCACGTGATCCACGGTGATATCGTTCTCAATCCTTGCGACGTTCAGCCGATAAATGGTTCAGAAGTCAAGGAGGCGGCCGTTCAGGTTTCTCCCATCACCGGAAACAGCCACGTTGTAGGAGGGAAGGCAGTCTACCACTGGAAGGATGAGGGAAAGGAATACGTCTGTGCCGCAACTGACGCCTTCATTGAGCACCGTGGGCCTTCCAGCGAGCACGGCAAGGTCTCCATCGACGGGACATACGAGGTGACGCATCAGGTGGAGTTCGACGCGATCAAGCAGGAGCTTCGCAGCGTCATCGACTAAAGCAAGAAGGATGGGGATTAGTCCTCATCCTTTTTAGTTGTGGATAAGTAGCTAAAACGATAAAAGGATTTGGCTTAGGTTGGCACAGTTGACAAGGTTCGTGATAAATGCTATAGTGGTTAAGTTAGATAATATGGAAAACCAAAAAACATTCACCCTGAAGGAGGCGGCCGAGATCCTCTTCCCGGGCAGCAGGAACCCGCCGGTGAAGGCTTATAGGCTGGTTAGGGAAGGCAAGATCACGGCCGTCAGGGAAGGAAGAAGGATACACGTTGAGGACAGTGAGATCTTTAGGATTATCATGGGGAGGAAGGCCTAATCAACTTAACGGGGACCTGGATTTATCAACTTATCAATAATGCCGTAAAACCCCTTGCTTCAGCTATGGGGATATGAGGCATTACGATTGATATTTTGAAGGCTATCATGCTATCATATTCTCACTGACCTAGCATAGGAAGTATGTATATCATCGAAGCAAAACTCTACCCGAAGCCTGAGCAGATGGAGAAGGCCAACGAGGCGTTTAGGATTGGCCAATTCGTCCGAAACAAGTGCATCGCCATGTGGGAGGAGGAGGGCAAGAAGCCGCTTGACGAGCGACAAAAGATCGGCAAGTACGACTTCAACCGGCTCACTGCCAGTAACCGGCTGGGTAAGGAGTTCGGCTTCGTCAACAAGCTGTCAGCGCAAGCGAGGCAGGCTGCCGCCGAAAGGGCTTGGAGTTCCGTAGCCAAGTTCTATGACAACTGTAAGCGAGGAATCAAGAAGAAGGGGTACCCGAAGTACCGTAAGGGTAACCGTTCGGTGGAATACAAGCAGTCAGGATGGTCAGTATCCTACGACGGCAAGTTCATCGAGCTCACGGACAAGATCGGCATCGGTCGGATGAGGATGAGGACATCGGAAAGCTTGACAGGAAAGAAGATCAGCCGTGTCCGTCTCCTCACGAGGGCAGACATGCTGTTCGCCCAATTCATCGTCGACGAGACGAAGAGCGATCCGCTGATGCCAACCGGCCGGACAATCGGCATAGACGTGGGGATAAGGCATTTCTACGTCGACAGCAATGGAGACAGCATCGATTCTCCTAAGCCACTCGCCAAGTCTATGGACAAGGTGAGGAGGATGAGCAGGTCGTCATCAAGAAAGAAAAAAAGCTCCTCCAACAGGAGGAATGCCAACGTGAGAAAGGCCCGCCTGTTCCTCAGGCTAAGTCGCCAGCGTAAGGATTTTGCCGTCAAGGCTGCAAGATGCGTTGTGAGGTCTAACGACCTCGTGGCTCACGAGGACTTGAGGATAATCAACATGATGGGTAACCATTCGTTGGCTAGGAGCATCGCTGACGTCGCATGGGGAGAATTTTTCACCAGCCTGGAGAACTACGGCAAGAGGTTCGGCCGGATCATCGTAAAAGTCGATCCGAGGAACACCAGCCAGAAGTGCTCAAGTTGCGGTGAGATGGTACCTAAGAGCCTGTCTGTAAGGGTTCACAGTTGCCCTGCCTGCGGCATCAGCATCGACAGAGACCATAACGCGGCCATCAACATCCTGAAGGCAGCGATCAGTACGGCGGGGCACGCCGGATTTCAAGCCTGTGGAGAGAATGACCTCTGCCTAGTTCGCTCAGCGGATCAGGTAAGTCGCCTCGATGAAGCAGGAATCGTCTAACTCTTAGAAACCCCTGCCTTTAGGCATGGGGAGAATGTCATGATCACGCTGGAAAAGTTCAAGGATCTGATGGGAAAGTTCAGGGAGCTGGATGAAAGGGAGAGGAAGTTCAGCCAGGCCGTGGAGGAGTTCAGCGAGGACTCATACGTGATATTCACTAGGGGCTCATCACTGGCGCTTGAGGCGATCGAGGCGGCAATGGAGGACAGCGGTGAATGGATCTCCTGGTGGGTATACGAGAAGGGATTCGGCACAAGTAAAGAAATAACGGCATTCGACAAGGACAAGAAAGAGATCCCGTCCGAGACGCTGGATGACCTTTATGACTTGGTATTGAACCACAAGTAGGAGATTAATCACGCTCCTGATCGATGGGGCGGCAGTAACATTCTAGGTATGCGATACGAAAACTGGAAAGACCTAAAGCCGTTCGCAAGAGGAAAGAACGCGACAATGCTTGGGATAGACCTGAAGCGAAAGTTCGTGGTTGTTAAACAAGGTGCTAATGATGAAAAAAATCTTGGCGAAGTTATCAAGTTAAAAGAAGATGATGAAACTTTTTGGCCTTGGTTCATTCATACCAAGGATGTGTCTCTTCATCCTTGGTGTTGGAGCCAATTAGCCTACCTTCCAGAAGAAGCCAAAGAGGAAGCCACTAAGAAAAAGACGCAAACCTACTCCAAGGAATACATCAAGGCTAGGGACGATGAAGCAGATAGGTTGAGGAAACTGATTGCAAGGAACGAGCATTTAATCGATAGGCTTGAGGCCAACAAGGAGGCATTAAGGAGGCTTGAACACTAACCATCATGCAATACCCAAAACTCACGTCGGAACAAATCAGCAAGCTGACGCCGTTTCCAGAAGACAAGACACGTAAGGAACTCGGCGAGCCAGAGGAGATATCAGGAAAGGTGTATGTGGTCGTCGGAAATAAAAGTAATCATGAGTTTGCTTTAGGCGAGGCGTTGAAGCTATGTAACGACGATGGCTCATCTTGTCCACGATTTAGGTCCACTGATACAGGCGAAGAACAGTGGGTGGGATGGTCAGACCTTGCACCATACCCGACACCAAATCAGCCCAAGAAAAAGTCAGTCCTCTCGCCAAAGCTAACCAAGGACATGACCGCTGAACTGGCACGCCTCGACAGGCTCATCGCTTCGGACACCAAGAAGCGTGACGCACTAACCGCCAATGTAACTGACATGCGGACTGCGGCAGACGGGATTAGGAAGCTACTCAGCTAGCCCCTCGCTACCGCCGATTTACGTCGGTGGCGTGCGGTGGGTTAGTCACCCATAGCGGATAGCTCTTTTCTTGGGGGTACGGTCTAGCCCTGCCCCCACATTTACCTAAACTAATATGACCAATATAAACGACCTACAACCCAAGGAAACATGGCAGGATAGGTTCGACAAAGAGCTAATCCAATGTGATAAAGATGGATGTTGCGGAGGTGGAGAAAACGGTTGCGGAGGTTCAGGGTGCTACCACACTTGCTCTCATGATGTAGTTAACGATGAGGTCGTGGTCAAGACCTTCATCCAGTCCGAGCTTGACAGGCAGATGGACAAGTATTTGGAACAGCTAAAAAGAATAGAGTTAGACCTTAAGGCTAGTGTATGTGATTGCGGGGAGTCGCTAAAGGATACTGACGCTTACGATTTGGTTGTTGAAGCCCTAGACTCACTCACCGAGTCTAAACGATAATCTCATGTCAGACGAAACCGATGAGCAGACGCAGGTGGAGCGGCATGAGCGTCAGGTACGTCTTTCTCGGGTAGCTCTTTCTTCTGGGGGTACGGTCTAGCCCTGCCCCCACATTTACATAATATTTATGAGAATAGAACGAAAATGGGCGATGCCAAATTCAAAAACGTTCAGCATAATCCCGATTGCGGCCTTGCTGAAAGAGGAAGTCACGGACGGCCTTTGGTGCGACCCATTTGCCGGCTGGCTGTCACCAGCGACCATCACCAACGACCTTAATCCCGAGCGTGACACCACGCACCACATGGACGCCTTGGAGTTTCTGAAAGTCCAGCCCAGCGAGTCCTTTGATGGCGTTCTGTTCGACCCGCCGTATTCAATCAGCCAAGCCGCCGAGTGCTACAAGTCCTACGGAAAGGAGAAGCTGGAAATCAACGTGGCGAACATGGGCTACTGGTCGGCAATCAAGGACGAGATTAACCGCATTACCAAGAATGGAGGCAAGGTCATCTGCTTCGGCTGGAACAGCATGGGACTCGGAAAGAACAGGGGCTTCGAGATGACCAAGATACTGCTTGTCCCGCATGGCGGAAGTAGGAACGATACTATCGTCACAGTAGAAATTAAATTATGAAATTCTTAGGCTCATTTATAACCTAACTTCAAGCGCATGCCAGAAGAAACAGAGGAACAATCGCCGGTCAACGACGACCTAGGTCCGAATGAGTACGCACCTGGGTATGACGAGGACGGGAGCGAATGAAAGACGGATTAAAATAACATCAACATCATGGAAACTCAAGAATTGATAATCTGCTTACTGAAATTGATGGTAATGATCGCAATCGTAGTATTTCTGTCAAAACCACTGATCTGAGGTAAAGACACGGCAGCTGCAATCTATTTTGCTGTGTTAATGTGGCTTGCGTTCAAATAGACAATGCAGCTGGCGAGCATCAACTCGCCTCCCGTCTCATGCTCGGGAGCAAATGGAGCACGTGTTGGTAAATGCTTCATTCCCGAGCAGGAGAGGGAAAATAACCAATTCCAAAGAATATGACACTACCAAAAAACCTAGTCCTTGGCGGCAAAAAATGCGTCAAGACGTGGAATAGAGAAGAAGCAGAAAGATGCAGTGAGTGTGGGCATTTGATAGAAAAATCATTTTGGTTCGTCAACTATATTTATACGGAAGATAAGACAACTGTAGCCCAAGCTGGTGGTAGGGGTAGGACGAAGAAAGAAGCTGAAGAAGACTGCATCCAAATGCTCGATAAGTATTTCCCAGACTGGAAAAGTAAATAATCCGCTAAATTAACCAAGGAGATATGGAAATAAAGAAACTTGCGTTCGGTGTCGTTATGGCGTTGTCGATACTCAGCTTTGGGTTCCTAGCCGGCAAAACTGTTAGGTTCACCAGACCAAGCGACTGCTGGACTTCACCGCTAGAGGAAGGCGCAATCGTATGTCCGAAAAGCCCAATCATCTTCGACACATACGTGTTTTACCGATTCCTTTAGATGTAAATAAAGATATGACAAAGAAAAGATTTTACGTCTGTTCCTACATGGTCCTGCTGTTCGTTGCCTATGGCATCTTGAGGCGCTACAGGATAGATGGATGGGACTTAGCTATTGCCTTCGTTTACGGAATGGCGGTTCATGACTTAACCAAGGAAATATGACATACCTACTCGTAATCCTAGCCGTAGCACTCGTGTTCTACGGGGCATGGAAGGAATCAAAAGGCAGTAACGACCCAAGTCCGTTCATCTTTGCGGCGCTTCTCCTAATCGGAGTTTCCGTTAATGGACTCATAAGATTATATTTAGATTTTGAAAGATACAATGACTCCCTTCGCTCGCAAGGATTCGTTGACTGCCCAAAGACAAACAGCATCGACACGATACTCACCACACCCGAGGCGTGCGACTACATGCTGGGGTTGAACAAGTAAGATATGAAATACGCAATCCTGTTCGTCCCAATCCATCAGTACTACTTCGCTACCGACAAAGACAACAAGCGTATTGAGTTCGACACCTTCGGTAAGGCATACGTCCATGCGGTCGCCCTTGGGTGCTCGTCACCATTCGAGATAATCGGCGTGTTCGACCCCAAGGACATCAGCGTGACGGTCTGCGAGAGATAGTTATATGCAAGACATCGATAACAACGGCAACGTTTCCTGCTCATGCTTCGGCTGCCTCACGTCAATAATCGCGGTTGTCGGATTGTGGATAATTCTCACTAACTTTGGGTCATTCGTGGAAAGGATGACATTCTACTTGACTGGTAAATAATATGCCTAATACGCTAAACGACGTAATGGCTGAAATCGACAGCCTCAAGCCGTTCCGTTCGATGGTCAGGGACAATGAAATCAACGACAACGCAATACATGTTGACTTGGATTCGGTGAAGGAACTGGTCTCCAAGGCAGTCAACGACGCTGAGCTTCGCGGGGCTGAGGCGGTGGAGAGGGCGGTGGAAAACGCGTACAAGACAAACTGCACGAACGTATACGACTCAATGCTCAATGACGCTACCGCCGCCGTACAGCTAATACGTGACCGCAAGTGACCTATGACACCGACACAACAGGACATCGAGAGGGCAGAAGACATCGCCAAGAAGCACTCTTACTGCGACGTTAAGTTTGATAACTGCAAGTGCTGTTCCGAACTGGCAAAAGTGATTGCCCAAGCCCTAGCCGAGGAACGGGAGAGGACGTGGCGGAAGGCAAAAAATGAAGAAAAGAAGTGGCTGGAGAAAACAAAATCTATCATCATGGGTAAACGTATCGATGGCAATGAACAATGGAACGGAGGCATCGAAAGGGCGAGAAATATTATTGATATTCAAGGCTCTAAACTAGCCCAAAGCGGCCTGACAGAGAATGAGATATGACCAGAAACAAAACCATTGAGGAAAAGCACGAAGTCCAAGTCCACTGTCCTGTCTGTAAAGGGTTAGTTTTTACGGCATACATGACAGACTCCAACATCAGGGCTCTGGAAGGTGGCAGGTACGTCTGCGTTGACTGCATTAAGAAAATGTCGCCAATTGTCTGCATATGAAGCTACTCAAATACATCAGGAGACTGTTCTGTCGGCATCGCTGGTTATATAGTACATGCCTTTGTTCTAACAAAGGAGTTTGCAAACCAAATAAGATATGCGTCAAGTGCGGCAAGGTAATTTACTTTAACGTGTAGTTATGCCCACAAAAATAATCAAGGCAGAGGACGGAAAGACGTATGAGGTCGAGGTAATCAGGGAAATCAAGGATAGGTGGATGCCGAAGCACAATGAAGGTTACTGGTCGATTGACCTAGACAAATCTGATGGTATCGTTGCGTGCGTTAATGGCTATGAACAAGAAACCTCTAACCACGCACGCCTAGGTATCTTCCCCAATACTTCACAAGGACTGGAAGACGCAAGGCTTCACTTCGAGTACCTTTGCGCCGTGACGGAAGCTAGTCGCTGGCTGCCAAAAAAGGATAATGAGGCTTGGTACACGACGACTGATACTGGTGAGATTGAAAAATGTACTATTTCTTCTGACCAAATATATTTCGACCAATATTTCCCCACTGAAGCCAAGGCCAAGGCATTCTCGGAGATTGCGATCAGGCACGCCGAGATGTGTGGGAGGTATAACTAGGGGTATGGAACAACCTACACAACAGGACACTAACGATTTCCTCGAATGGGCCAACAGAGAGATAAGAAAGTGGCAGCCTATACTCGGTCTGGCAAACAATTCTTTCGAGTTTGAGCACAGTGACGTTTGCCAATACATCGAAATCAGCAATCGATACCCATACCTTAACCATGTCATAAGGTTCAATGACAAAGCTGTTTTAGACTTCAAGAAAGGTAAGCTGGACATGAGCTGCATGCTCCATGAGATGTGCCACGTCCTCACCAACCCCCTATACCTAAAGGGTAGGAAGAGATTCACCACCGATACCGAACTTGACGATGAGCGAGAACTTCTTACTGACACCATTGCTTGCATAATCAACAGGCTAAAAGGATAACATGAACAAGCACCAACTAAAAGCCCTACGTCTGCTCGACTACCTCATGGAACACCCCGAGATGAGGTTCTGGCAGGCGGCATTGATTTTGTTTTGCGACAATGGTTTTCTCGGCACGGCTGAAAACCCAGATGGCAGCGGGTTCAGGGACTTGTTTTACGAGGACTAATAAAACAACTATGACCAAACCAACCAAGACCTCAAGCGAAATCAGCAGGGAAATACCGGTAATTAGGTAAATTATGGCAGAGAAAAGAGAAGTCGAAATTGGATGCTTTACGTCTGGCCTATTGTTGATATTTGTTCTCACCATTACTGCTGTTCTGACACGCATAGCTGATGAACTGTCTAACATAGGGGATAAGATGTAACTATCATGAAAGACCAATCACAGAATAACTACTTCCATGTAGAAGACCCGAAAGAATGCCGACATCCAGAACACTCATTCCCATCCCATCAGTCATTCAAGAACGGAAACTACACGCACAGATGCCCTTCTTGCGGCGCCGAAATAACAGTATCAGTAAGTAATCCGACAATGTGACCAACATGGACAAGACCAACCAAATCCTCGACTTCCTCAACCGCCTCACGTTCGAGGACTGCTGCCTGACCGAGAAGACCGATGATAAGGTCGGTGCTTGGGGAGCGACGGTGATGAGGATTAGGCGGGAGGTTGAGAAAATAACCAAGTGATATGAAAGAATTAGAAGAAAAAATAAAGCTACTCCAGAGGCTAAAATTCAATCTGGAGAGAGTCAACAACCAGTTAATGGTGATCTCAGCGTCTCGTACGAAAAAAGTAGGCAGCTTAAGGTATGATTCCTACCCTGAATTATTCAAGCTCGTAGCCAAGGAATGCACCGGATCAGACTTTGTCGAACGAGGAGACTCTTATGGGTACGGAATCCAGGACAGGGCACTGCTGGTTAAGCTCTTCGACACGGTTGAGCCTCTGTTGCTAACCGAAAAGGAGAGGCTGGAGCTGGAGATTAAGTCAATGATCAATTAAGCATGAGATTTTACCTGCACTACGAGTGCCCGAACTGCAAGAATCACATCTACGACCTGTGTGAAAATAAAGTCAAGTTCAAAGGTGTACCAGTTTTTGACCTCGACATGGCCTCTAGAACACCTGCCTCATGCGCTAAGTGCTGTTGGAGTAAATGAGGAAGAGGAGATGGGGATACCGACGGCAAGTCAGCCCAAGGAGGGTAGAATTACCAACCCCCTATACCTCAAGGGTCTGAAGAGATTCACCACCGATACCGAGCTTGACGATGAGCGAGAACTTCTTACTGACACCATTGCTTGCATAATCAACAGGCTGAAAGGCTAACTGATAATTGAAATTACTATGGGCAACAATATTAAGAAAGAGAGGATCAGCGTCACCTACTGGTTCGAGGATGGCTGGTGGATCGCCCGGCTGAAGTACAGGAACGGGTCGGGGATAACGCAGGGGAAGGATCAGGCTGAGCTGTTCAGGATGATCGCCGACAGCATGGCGACCATGGAAGGGGTCAGGTACCCGTGGTGGAAGAGGTTAATCTCAAGATGGCTAAAAATATGAAAACGATACTGAAGACGCTTGTGGGAAGCAGGGCTCACGGGCTGAACCGGGAGGACTCTGACTTCGACTGGAGGGGAGTGTTCATCGAGCCGACCTCCGAGATCCTCAAGCTCAACAGCAGCGCCAGGGACACTTCGTGGGTGGAAGGAAAGGAGGACGACACGCAGTACGAGCTGGGGAGGTTCCTCTATCTCGCCACCAAGTGCAACCCGGCGATCCTTGAGGTCATGTGTTCGCCGGTCAAGGAGGACGAGACGACGGAACTTGGCATGGAACTCCGGTCCCTGTTCCCCGTCATTTGGGAGCCGAAGAGGGTCATGGACGCATTCATGGGCTATTCCAAGAACCAGGAGAAGAAGTTCATGGACCGGCACGACGACAGGGTTCAGAAGTACTCGGTGGAGGATGTGAGAGCTCTGTGGCAGTGCAAGGTCCTCCTGGAAACCGGAGAACTAAAAATCCTGGTGGACGACGAAGAGCTGAGGAAGAAGCTGCTAAAATGGAAGAACGCCAAGGAAGTAACCCCGGAAATGGTTGGGGAAGTGACCACAATGGCATCCCACTACCGTAACCTAGTTGAAGGAGCCTACGACAGGTTCCCCGACAAGGACAAGAAATGCGACATGGAATCCGTAAACTCATTCCTTCTGAAGGTACGGAAGGATAACTGGTAAAACAAATATGAAAATCACCAAGGAGGGGGATGAGATCGTCTTCAGGGTCCCGTTCATGTCGGACTGCCATGGGGACTACGGAAGCGATCGGGTAACCCACAGGAGGCAGACGCTGATCGGGGTTGTCGACAGGGAGAATGATGAGTTCGGCTTGGCCTACACGATCGACATGAGCTATGCGGGGAAGCCGGACCAGTACTCTTGCGTCGTGTTCTCAGATTTCGGGTCACGGGAGGAACTGGAAGAGGCTTGCGAGAGGTTAGGGCTGGACGTAGTGATAACTTCCTAATAACATGGAGAAGAAAAAGGAGACCATAGACCTTCGCGACTCCCTCTGGGGATCACTGGACGGCAGGAAGACCAAGATGAGGGACCTGTCGGACGACCACCTCAGGGACATCATCAAGGACGGTTACGTATCCAGGGCCATAATAGCGGAGGCGAAGGCTCGCGGTTGGGACTGCCCGGAGCTGACGGGAACTTCTAGGATCTTATGATCGACAGCAAGAAGGAACGGGAGGAGGCGAATGACAGGCTGTTCCCAAGGACCGATTACCCATACGACTGTTGCGGGTGCGGGAACAGGTGCAAGGGGAACTTCGACATAGAATTACGGGGGAAGTTGATCCATTCCTGCGCGATGAGGTGCTTACAAGACTACTTGAAGATCATAACGACTAAATGAGACGCCAATAGTATGACGGAAATTTTCACCAGTGAGATCCAGAGATCATTCACGGAACTGTGCGAGGTAGCTGGAATAACATGCAATTCAATCTAACGATATGGAAAAAAACATCAGGAAGTCCTACCGACCGGATGAGTTCAAGAAGAGGTGGCACGCCAATGAGTACGCTTTTCGCCTTAGGGAGTTCGTCGCAATTGACATGAAGACGAGAGAAGCCAACATTGAGGTCCCCTTCGTTAGTCGTGGAATTGACACTAGCCTCGACTGGATCACCTTTGAAAGTGCCTCCTTCACGAACAGCCTCACGGGCAACTCGGTCCCCGTCAAAGCACCCAACAAAAAACAACCAGCCAAGCCACTGGGGCATGAGATAATCTTCAAGGTGTCAAAGCGTTTGGCCGAGAAGGTCGGGAAGGAAGGGCTTGACGCAATGAGGGAAGAGGCCAAGAAGTTCGGGGATGCTGAAAACGCACTTACCGTAAAGGGACTCAAGACGCAATCAAAGGCGCTGGCTAACGAGACCAAGCTCCGGCTGAAGGAGATCGCCGCTGTCGCTGGAGGTTATGAGGACTATCTTGAATTGGGTAAGGTCGCCAAGTTCTTCAAGTACGTCAAGGACGGGAAGATCGGCATCTGCGAGTACGGCGAGTACCTGAGGGACGTGCCCGATGACGTCTACAGCGCCAAGGTGGAGGCGGAGCCGTTCTTCGATGGGTTCGTGATCATGCACTGCACCTCGGAGAAGGAAGCGATCAAGGCAGGAGCCACCCAGGACCAAGCCCAAAGGAGCGTCGGAAAGAAGGACCCGATACTGTTCGGAGTTCATGACGGCAGTGACCGAATGTGGTTCATCGCCGACTGGATCGACGAGAAGTGCGACCTGACGTGGAGCGAGCTGGTCAAGGGCATCGCGGAAGGGGAGAGGGTTGAGAGAAAGGAGTCGAAGTCCAAGGAGGGCCTCGCAACCAGGCTAAGGAGGGTCATCGGTTTATGAGGCTGTCCGACACCGGCTCTCGAGGAAAATGCGACTTCTGTGGGACCTTTGGCCACAAGGTAAGTCTAGTCGCCTCCGACATCATGATGCCAGTCTCCACTGGAGAGACAGCAGCTGTAATCTGCGGTCGCTGCGCCAAAAGAGCATTGGAAATAGTGGGAGAGGAAGGAAAGAACATCGACAAGGATGCTAACCCAATAAACAAGACTATTATGTCCATAAGGAAGACGTTCAAACAGCTGCTCGCGAAGGAACCATACAAGACTTTCCGGAAGCTCGACATAATCGATGGAGAGGAGCTCCTCACTGACGAGGGGAGAGACACCTTCATTGATTGGCTGTTCTCCAACAAGGAGACTGCTGAAAAGTTCTACCAGGAAGTAGCCAAACCACTGATGGATGAGGAGGAACGGAAAAAGAAATAACGCTATGAGGAACAAAGGCTTCACTTTGATCGAGCTCTTGATCGTGATCGCTATCATCGGCTTGCTCTCCACTACAGTCGTATTTGCCTTCAACTCCGCAAAGATGACGGCATGGTGCGCTAAGCGAGGCATCAAGACAGGCGAGGATGAGCGCGGTTACGACAGGTGCTCCGACAAGTATGAGGCATGGAAAGAGGATAATAACTAACCTAAGACAAAAGACATGACCTTAAAGGAAATACCGGTCGAGGCCAAGGTGATACTCGGTTTGATTGCGGCTATCGTCGGCCTGATCATCCTGTTCGTCTTCAACCCGTTCTACAAGATCGACTCCTCCGAGCGCGGCCTCGTGCTGACTTGGGGGAAGGTCGGGGAGCAGGTCGTCCAGCCTGGCCTGCACGTGAAGGTTCCGGTGATGCAGAGAGTGGTAAAGTACAACATCCGGACCCAAAAGCTTGAGGTGAATGAGTCCAAGTCATACTCAAAAGACCTCCAGTTAGTCACTATCCATTCAGCTGTCAACTATAACCTCAACCCAAGCGCCGTCGGAGACTTGTATAAGCAGCTTGGCCTGGACTATGAAGACCGTGTCCTTGTTCCGATTCTGGAGACCAGCGTCAAGACCACCATCGCTAGGTTCACGGCTGAGGAACTCATCTCCAAGCGTTCAGAGGCACAGTCACAGATCGAGTTCGCCTTCATGGAAAAGATACCGAAAGAACTGTTCACCGTGACGAACTATTCACTGGTCAATGAGGACTTCTCCGATGAGTACGAGAAAGCAATCGAGTCCAAGCAAGTAGCCCAGCAGGATGCCGAGAAGGCCAAGAACGTCCTCGTCAAGGTGCAGATGGAAGCAGAACAGAGGGTAGCCCAGGCCGAAGCTGAGGCAAGAGCCATCAAGATCCAGGCAGAGGCCATCCAGCAGCAAGGCGGGGAAAATTATGTCCAGCTTCAGGCCATCACCAAGTGGAACGGCATTCTCCCAGTGCAGATGATCCCTGGCTCCACCCTTCCCTTCCTAAACCTCACCACCACCAAATAACCCATGGAAAGAGACATTACCATGTTGAGCAAGCTAAAGATTGGGGTGTAAACAAGAGATATAAAATGTGAAAGTAATATTCCTCGACATCGACGGCGTCCTGAACACCCAGATGACACCAACCAGGACGTCAAAGAAGGGGTATCTCCTGGCTACTGATCCGTACAAGGTCTTCCTGATCAACAGGATGGCGGAGATCAATGGATACCGCTTCGTACTCTCGTCTGACTGGAGGCACATGAAAAACTGGGAGGACGTGTTGAAGGCGAATGGGCTGGTGTTCAATTTCCTTGGCCGAACTGAGTCATTCCACAAGCTGGACCTTCCTGATCACGAGGTCAACCTTGCCAGAGTCAACAGACTGGAGCGAGGGTACGAGATCCGGGACTGGCTGGAGAAGCATGACCCGGTTGAGGGGTACGTAATCATTGACGATTTCGATGAGTTCCTACCCGAACAGGCCAACAATAAGGTGATAGTCAATCATATGGTTGGCCTCACCGAGGAAATAGTAGAGAAGGTTATCCACATCCTCGAAAAGTGAAGTGTGGTATGATTAGGAGGAGTTAGGAGCAGGCAGCTGCGGAGTCAACGTGATTCCGTATCCGTCGCCGTTGGACATTGGCTCGCGTCAAGTCGCCTTACCGCCAGCCCGGGCAGAAGCGGTCACGTGACTAGGATCGCAAGACCCATAGAGCCGGCCGTGATAAAGGAGTCAAGCGGTTAAGCCAGTGTCCAGCGGCGGCGGCCAGATAAGCAACGTGCGTCGGTATTCCGCTAAAGACGCGGGGCGGACTGTAAATCCGCTGCCTCAAGGCTGGTCAGGAGCATTACCTGGGCGACGCACCATAAACGACAAACCACATGAAAAACTTAAGCGCAGCGGATATGTAATGGGCCTAACCACCCATTACCATGGGGTTCATAGAGATAGACTTCAACAAGAAGAGGAAATGGCAAAATTTCCCGCGTCGGAGGTGGACAAAGGAAAAGCCGACAAGGAAAGACTGGAGGCATAACTTTTCCAGTAGCGTTACAGGAAGGTCACAGACAGCCAAGGAAGCGGCACGCAGGAAGCTACGACGTTCCAGTGAGGTCTACAACGGAGGTATGGCTAACAAGTATACTTCCTCCTACCACTGGGACATAATAAATTGGTAGGCAACACTCTTGGTATCTTCGGTGTCGGATTGAAGGTACATCTTCCCGGGGTAGAGAAACGGCATCTCGGAAGCCTCATAAGCTTCAGGTAGCGGGTTCGACTCCCGCCCCCGGGCCCAATACGGAGGGTTGTCAGAATGGTTATTGAAACGGTCTTGAAAACCGTCGCGCGAAAGCGCTTGTGGGTTCGAGTCCCACGCCCTCCGCCAGTCAATGTACAAGTCATGGGGATTCTAGTGTAGCGGTTTGCACGGAGGTTTGTGGAACCTTCAGGGAGAGTTCGACCCTCTCGCTTCCCACCATGGCCGATTGAGTGAATGGTCAAGCTAAGCGCCTGCAAAGCGCCCTAAACTGGTTCGATTCCAGTATCGGCCTCCAAGAAAATTCAACTAAACGAGCATTATGATCACGGAAAAAGACGCCAACGATTACGCCGACCTTGCGGAAAAGGCCTTCAGTGCCTACAACGAGGAGGCTGGAGGCAAGACATGGGACGGCAAGGAAATCCCGCCGTTCTCCGAGGTAGGAGAGAAGGTAAGGAACAACTGGATCGCCGCCGCCAAGAAGGTGGTGGATGAGACTTTTCCGAAAGAAGACGGTATCATCCATGTAGTTACCGAAGAAGATACCGAGCTCATCGAAGCTGGCGCCGAGGTTGGTGAAGTGGTTTTTTCCCCAGATTCCGCTATCCTAAGACCGGGAGATGAGGGATATGATGAGGCTCTCGAGGCCGCAGGTCTGGCAGGTATCCCAGTAGTCAAGGAATAGCCAAACCAGACGGTCCCGGAACGACCGCATAAACTTGACCAGGAAAAAATATTAGTGTCTCCGGTTCCCATTGCCTTTGTGGAGGGTAATGGGGGCTGAGTGGTGGAGGTGACCGAAAACGCTTAACGTATCTGTCTTTCTAGGTCATTTTCACCGCTCAGCCAGGGCAGAAATCAACTAATTCATGCTAACCCCACCCCTATGTGTGGGAATAACGTCATGGTAGGAAATTACATTATGCTGGACGGCAGGAGGTACGAGCTGAGGGAAGTACCTGATGAGCCCAAGCCAACAGGGAAGGTGTTCATCGTCACCGGGCAGGGGGCAGTATGCGATGTCCCGGCCGTCGGGGCGAAGATCGCCAAGAGGAGGAAGTTCCTGGGGGTATACGATAACAGGGAGGATGCGGAACTCCAGGCCGAATACGTCAGGGCGCTGATGACGGCCAAGAGCTACGAACCTTCCCCGTTTGAGACATATTTTTGCTTCCAGGAAGGCGGAGAAGTGGTCATGTTAGTTCACAACTTGACAGACTCAGACCCACTGGCCAAGTTCAGGAGCATCCTCTGCTTCAGGACAAGCGAAGATGCCAAGAACTTCGCGGACCTCACGAGACGGCACTCCATGATGCTAAGGAGGAACGCCGCAGCCAACCGTACCCTTGACTAAAATGCCTTCGTCACACCTATGAGAGCCAGTCGTGATTTCCAGGAACTAGGACCAAAGGGGAGGAGGAAGAGGAGGATCACATCGTCCGACAGGACACGTGAAAAACTCGGTAAGGAGCAAAAAAAGTCGATAACCTAAACATATGCCTTACGTCTTAGCCCTTGTCATCCCGTTCTTCATCACATATGCCTACCTGTCCGTCAGGTGTCGCCACGCCTTCGAGATAGAAGATCTATCCGGTGATTTCATCTGCCGGAAGTGCGGGACGATCAAGCACCTACACGTTTGGGAGGAAGTAGAGACCTTGGACATAATTAGATCGGATAGTGGAGACGTTACCAAGGACACCCGTAAGATCGGTATGACGACCGTTTCGGTGTGTCGTAAGTGCAAAGACACGAAGTCGTCATGGTTCTCTATCGATAAACGATAGTAACGACACAACGTGAACGCCTAATTAAAATAGCCACGTTATGACAGACAAGATTTTCACACCCTACGCGACCCATGCCATAATCCGCTACCCGATTCCCCGCGCCACCCTCGACCTCTATAACCTCGAGGGCCACCGCAAGGAGGCAAGCGCCCTCGAGATGATCCCGCGATTTCCAATGACGCCGTGCGGTACGGACGAGGCCGGCAACAGGGTTTACTTCATCAGGGCTGCCGCTCACCCGCTTGCTGTCGACGGTGATGACCTGGTCCTTGCCGTCAATTACAGCGACATCCTCGCCATTGAGACAAAACTTGAGGACCAGTCCTAGCGCAAGCGAACTCATGGAAAAGCACATCGTGTTAAAGATAATCATTGCCCTGTCGACGCTGGTCGTTGCGATGGCAATAGCCGTCTCGACGGCACAGGCATTCCTTTCCCTGAGTTAGTCAGGGGAGTAATGTCCCCATTCAAACGTGGCTCGCTCACTCAGGATATCCGCAGCTACGGCTTCGGTATCCCTGACCGTGATGTCCTGTCCTGGGGACATTACCTCACTGATTACCGTTTAGGTACAAGGGCAAATTCATTACATTAAATCATAAAAGTATGAGCATACCATCTACGACAAAATCGTCACAACATCTAGTGACTTACAAGGGAAAGAAAGTCAGGATAATAATGAAAGACGGGAAGGAAATAAAAGGAGTCATGACGGGAGACAGGTCAAAGTCATTTACGGTCATAGAGAACGAGGACGGCAAGATCAGGGTCCCAAAGGGGGAGATCGACGAGTTCATCACGGAATACCCGCTTTCCGGCACTGTCGGTCTTGATCCCAAGCCGAACGAGTCTTCGCACGTGCAGAAAGAAAGGGTAGGGGCCGTAAGGCAAAAAAAGGCCAAAACCATTAAGGCAGCTCCCCCAGAGGCCAGACCGGTGAAGGTGCTTGAAAAAGCCACGGTAGGGCAACTGATAAACTTCTGCTCGTCCATAGAGACTAAGTTCGACTTGGCGTGCGGCGTCGACAGGTTCGACAACACGTCGATCTTCCTGTACTCGTCAAACGTCATCTACGCCATGATGAGGAGGTTCGATTTGACGGCACAGATGCTTCCGTTCTCGGCCAAGCTCTTGGCGATGAACATCGGCGTTTCAGGCAGGATTTTCAAGTTCACGTCGGCGGCCATGGCTTACGCGATCGAAAAAGGCGCCGTAATCCCCGTCACGTCCGAGACTAATGAGATTGTCGAGGCTGGCCTGAAGAAGGACGGGTTAGAGGAGTTTGACCGTATTTTCTGCTATCCAGGCGATGAGAAGATGGACTACCTGCTCGCTGTCGCCATGGGGACGATAGTCAGGGAAATCGAAGAGTCCACGGACGATGCACCGGAAGAGGCCGCTGAATGCGGAGTCGAGGCTGGAACTCCCGTCTCCCCGCCCGCGATCGGCAGTGAAGCATTTGGAATTGGCTCAACAAGCGAGAAGCCGTCAGCTGACGGCAAGATTAGGGTCATCCGATCGATGATCTCGCTTATCGAGGACCTTGACGCCTACGGCAGCAGCGGCGAATACTCTTCCGTCAGGGAAGCCGTCAAGAAAACACTGGTTAATGAGGTGGTTGGCCTGTGATCTCTAAGAGAAACCTGGCAAACGACCTGGTAGCCATGGCCTCCGTCGACGACCCGTCGTTTGAGATGTCGTGGTTCACGATCCAGCAGGTCAGGATGGCGTACCAGATAATGGAGCACAAGAGGATGTACTTCGAGAGTTACCGGCTGAGGAACATGATAGTGCGCATTCCGCGCAGTGTCATGCTTGAGGACATCAGCATGCTCCTGAAGGCATCGAGTACGGCTGAAGCCGACGGCAGGAAAGAATACGCGTATGACCTCATGAGGAGGGCCGAGGGGTGGATCAAGCTGCACAATCGGGTCTATGGCTTCTAGCAACGCGTTCAAGATGCCGTTCGGTTACGAGGTAAAGGCGACTGACTTCCGGGGGGTGACGATGATCAACAAGGTGGCCGGCCTTTACGACAATGGCGTCGTCGTCAACGCGAACGGCAGGCTCATAGTCCTTGACCGGCACGCGATGTTCGACATCTTGTCCTACCTTCACCCGTCCCTCGATCCCGCGACTGCCGCGGACATGCGCGAGCTGCGCGACGCCGATACCAGGCAGCACGCCGAGGGGTTCGCGGGGGGGATCAGGGGCAAGCTAGAGGTACCCAAGGGATGGGAGTACCCTGCGGAGGAGGCGTTAGTGGAGGATCCTCCGCAGAACTACAAAAACGTCAAGACCCAGCTGCGTCCCTACCAGTCCCTCGCGGTCGACAAGTGCAGGAGGAACGGCGGGAGGCTGCTGAACTGCGACCAGCCCGGGCTCGGGAAAACCCTCCAGACGCTCGCCTATGTCGCCGACCAGGTGGCCGGAAAGACGGTCGTCGTCTGCCCGGCCGTCATCAAGCACGTCTGGATGGCCGAGGTCGCCAAGCACACGACGCTCAAGGCGACCGTGCTGTCCGGCACGAAGGGTACGATCGACGACGACACGTGGGACAGTCACGACATATTCATCGTCAACTACGACATCGTCTACGCCTTCGAGGAGGAGTTCAAGAGGAGGGGGTTCGAGTGCTTCGTGGGCGATGAGTTCCATAGGGTAAAGTCGACTGGACACCCGCCGTCCATGGCCGCCCTCCAGAAGGACAGGGACAAGCTCAACATGCTGCTGTCGCGCGACAAGGCCATGAGGTCGATCGGCAGGACCCCCACGGCGGCGATGACGGCAGCCATCCGTAAGGCAAGGGAGAGGGTCATGAACCCGCCCAAGCTGGTCGGTGGGTCAAGGATGGGCAACGCGTGCAAGGGGCTGATAGACGTCTCGAAAAAGGTGATCGGGCTGACCGGCACGCCGATCCCCAATCGGATGGAGGACTTCTACCCGCTGGTCAGCGCCGTGGCTCCCAAGGTCTTCCCGAGCCGTTGGGGGTTCCTCAACAGGTACACGAACGCCGTCAAGAACAGGTTCGGCACCGAGTTCAAGGGAGTCAGGAACCAGGACGAGCTGGCCAAGTTAATCGAGCCGTTCTACGTCCGACGCATGAAGAATGAAGTGTGCAAGGAACTCCCGCCGATAACCTTCGTCACGGTCGACGTCGACCTGCCGGACGACACGGGCAAGGCGTACAGGGAAGCCGAGAGGGAGTACCTGTCGGACGACGGCGGGGGCCAGCTCGCGCAGCTGACGGCAATGAGGATGGCCTGCTCGGCGGCCAAGGCGGAGCTGGCCATTGACCTCATCGACGACATGATCGGGTCGGAGAAGGTCATCGTCTTCTCGTGCTTCCGCGAGGCCATGGGCCAGATGTCGGAATACTACGGCGACCGTTGCGTCACCGTGAACGGCGAGGTTCCCAACGAGGAGAGGAAGGAGCTGATGAGGCGCTTCAACGAGGACCCTGAGTGCCGCGTGTTCGTGGGAGGCATGAGGAGCGCGGGAGAGGGCCTTACCCTCAACGCCGCCTCCGCCGTGGTGTTCTGCGACTACGACTGGCTGCCGGACGTCCACAAGCAGGCGTACTCGCGCGCCCACCGCATCGGACAGGACAAGCCCGTGACCGTCTACCAGCTGACGGCCAAGGGCACGTGGATCGACATGTTCCACAGGAAAATTCATGACGTCAAGGAGGGAATCAACGACGCGGTATTCGGCATGAGCGAGAAGGAGATAATAAAGATGGCCCTTGAAGAGGCCAAGAACCACCAGCAGCATGGACGACGAGGAGAAGGCAAGAAAAAAAGAGTCACGAAGAAGGTGGAGGGTCAACAACCGTGAAAAGGAGAACGAGCGCAACAGGAAATGGCGAAGCGACCCGACCAACAGGGAGGCCGTCAATGAGAGGAAGAGAAAGGCTTACGCGTCGCTGATCCCCGAGAAGAAGAGGGAGAGGGTGGACTATGCCAGGGAAAAATACCATACCAACTTCAAGGCGAAGATCATGGCCAACGCCTCCTCCATCCGTAACCATTTCCGCAGCAAGGGGCTGCCTGACCCGGACATGTACTACTGCCGCGGGTGCAAGAAGGCAGTCGCCTGCTGGTCACACAAGCTTGACGCATTCTGCTCGAAATGTGGCTCAACCAAGCTAAATCTCATTAGGAAGGGTGGCGTGAACTACCGCTCCTACGACATGTCGAAAGTCCCCGTGAGCAATCCGCTTGACAGGTCAAAAAAGAATTGCTAGAATGAACTTCGTTCCGCAGACAGCGGCACGAAGCGACATAATACACACTAAGACACACTTCCCATATGGAAGACCTACTCAGCACCGGAGTGGCAGCCACTCCGTCAAACGTCGAGATCCCGACCAACATCCGTCTCGGCGCCAGCAAGAACCAGAACGACATCGTCATCAAGGGCAACCGCGACTACGGCGTAGGCACCCTCGTCTCCGGCACGGTCAAGGAAGTAACCAGCGTTCAGTTCTACAACACCGACACTAAGGATTTCGGTTCCAAGACCTTCTCGATCACCATCGAGGACGTCAAGATCACCGAGCGCAAGGGCGTCATCGACGGCAACCACCAGACCGGCGAGACGGCCAGCGAGACCAAGCACATTGGCTTGTTCTCCCTCCAGTCCAGTCGCATCTGTGCCGAACAGGCCATGAAGGACCTCAGCGTCGGAGACTACGCCGGCTTCTTCTATGAGGGCAAGGTCAAGTCGAAGAAGGGCTTCGACGTCCACTCCGTGAAGCTCATCGGCTCGCCTGACGTGATCGGCAAGGGCAACGGGAACCTAGGCTCAACCCTCTTCGAGAAGCAGGAGATCCCGGGTGACTTCATCGACGGGAAGCGCCATTTCAAGGTCGTGACCAAGAACGGCAAGCCGTATTCCGAGGAAGCCAAGGAGGACGCCGCGCCTGACGCCGTGTCCGTAGAGGAGGCTTTCTCCGGCGACGCTGACGACTTGCTGATGGCAGCCCTCGCGCTCGCCAACAGCAAGTACGGCATCAAGGAAGAGGACAAGGCCAAGGCGTTCATTGCCTCGTTTACCGGGCTCGAGCTCGTCCCGGAGAACTACAAGGCCATCTTCGACAAGCTGAACTCCTAGGAGAAAAAAAGAGGGGTCTGCTCTTTAACTGGCAGGCCCCTCTTGATTTGCTAACAATCAACGATAATGGAACTTAATCTCAAAGAGGGGTTCACGACCTGCGTGATAGGCGACATGCACTTCAAGGAGACATACGGCCATGCCGCGTCGTTTTCTGACAGGCGCGTCACCGAGCGGGCAGGCATCGAGCTGTCTGTCGCCGAAGCCGCGAGGGCATGTGACCTTGTGGTCATCCTCGGTGACATGTTCGACCACCGGTCCAACCCGTCATCCGCTCTGTTCTCGGCCACCGCGTTCCTCGAGAGCCTCGGCAGCTACCCTGAGATAGTCATCCTCGGCGGGAACCACGACACGTACGCCGACGGTTCAGGCGCCCTCGACTACATACGCGCGCTGTCCGGAAAGAAGTGGCACGTGGTGTCCGGGAAGCCGGAAACGTCAGTGGCGGGAGGCAGGACGCTCCACTTCGTGCCGTACATGAGGTGCGGATCAGGCCAGGACACCAGGGCGCTAGCCGACGAGATCGTCACGGGAGTCGCGGAAGGGTGCGACATGCTGTTCACCCACCATTCCGTCTCCGGGACGGCGATGGCCAACGGCACCACCGATATGCTGAAGGGCGAGCCCGTCCTGCCAAGGGAGATCGTGTCGGAAAAGTCCAAGCTGTCCTTCCACGGGCATATCCATAGGCCTGGGACGTACGGGAACGTGATCGTCGCCGGGTCAATCATGTCTGAGGAGGCCGGTGACGACACCCCGAAAAAAGTGTTCGTCGTCGACGGTACGGCGGTCAGCGAGGTGACGCTCCCAGGGCGTGCCATGAGGCGCGTCAAGGCAGAGACGGTCAAGGAGGCAATGGAAGGAATAGGCGACGCGGACTTCTACCGCATCGTGGTTACCGTTCCCCCGACTGACGCCGAGATCGCCGCGCTTCCCGCGAACGTCGAGGTGTCGTGCGTGTCTGCCGCCTCTCGGGAGCGAACGGAATCTGCGGACGACGGCCCGATATCCATTAACCCAACCGAACTCCTGACCGAATATGCCGAGAAAAAAGGCGTCGACAAGGAAAGGATCATCAACGGATGGAACGAGATCGACAAGTCCTGACCGTCACGTTGGGATCGATAACGGCCTGTCAGGGGGCTGGGCGGTGATCGACGGGAGGGGAAAGCTGCTCGGGTACGGCAAGATGCCGATCAGGAAGCTTCAGGGCAAGGGCAAGACGAGGCGGGAGATAGACGTCACGTCCCTAGCGTCGCTGGTCCTACCGCTCCTTAGGGGGACGGTCATAGGCGCCATCGAGGTCGCCCATGCCATGCCCGGCCAGGGAGTCAGGTCGATGTTCACCTTCGGGCAGTCATACGGGACGATGAGGTGCTTCCTGGAGCTGACCTGCACTGAAGTGAACCACCATGACCCGCCAAAGTGGCAGAGGGAGATCTTCGGCGGTAAGGTCGAGGACACCAAGAAGGAATCGCTCATTGAGGCAGTGAGGCTTTACCCAACGATTAAAATCGGCCGGAACCACGGCATAAGCGACGCGATACTAATCGCCCGCCATTCCTACAACTCATATGGACGAACAGACTAACGTCACGGTAAACGGCGAGGCACTGTGCCCGCACTGCGGTAAGAAGGCCAACGTCATAATCGGCTGCATCATCAGCGGCCCGTCGGTCGTCGAGACCTTCACTGACGAGCAGTCCGACAAGGCCATGCAGGACGTCATTGCGGCACTCGATGAGTCGAAGGCTCCTCAGCAGATCAAGGACCTGTACGTAAGCGAGATCGGCAGGCGCAAGATCTCCCCGTCGATGGCCGAGGTCGTCGTGAACGGCATCAGGAGCCAGACGGAGGATGCCAAGGTAATCATGCAAGAAAATGCTGCTGAAGAAACTAAAGCTGAATAACTTCCTGTCCCATGAGGCTACCGAGATCGACTTCGACGGCGAGCTCAGGCTGCTCATCGACGGGGCCAGCGGGTCAGGGAAAACATCAGTGGCTGACTCGATCGCCTTCGCCCTCTACGGCGTGGGCCGCACGGACACGCGCGGGCTCGTCATGAAGGGAAAGGACGGCATGTCCGTCACGCTCACCCTCGACGACGGCGACGACAGGTGGACGATCTTCAGGTCGTGCTCGTCAAAGGGAACGCAGTCTATCGCCATCACGCTGGACTCGCCCATGCGGACTCTTCCACCCCTCGAGGGGACCAAGGAGAGGCAGGCGTTCATCGAGAGGGAGATCACAGGGTGCTCGTACGGGCTCTTCGTGAACTCCGTCGTCTCCCCGCAGGAAACTCCTGACTCGTTCGTGAAGGCCACGGCCGCAAGGCGCAAGGAGCTGCTCCTCGAGATGGCCGGCGGCGAGGTCATCGACGGATGGCTGGAGAAGGCCAAGCTGAAGGGTTCGGAAATGTCGATCTTGCTGTCCGAGAGGAAGTCGGAAGTCGCGGTGCTCGAGAGGATGGACAAGACTCCGCAACTGGAGGCGCTTGAGTCCATCTTCACTGCCGACATCAACCAGCTGAAGTCCAGGGTATCGTCAGTCACTGCCGAACTCGCCGACGCGAAGAGGGCATCCGAAGAGGCAGCCTCGTCCCTTTCGGGGGCAAAGTCGGCCGATGCCGTCATTCAATCCAAGAAGGACCGGCTGAACGCCCTCAACGACCGCCTCCAGGCCCTCAGGAGCGTCAGGAGCGTCGATGACATAGACAATGACATCAAAGCGTTCAAGGAACGCCAGAAGGAGTCTGAGAGGCTCGTGGAGCGCGACAGGCGCGCCAGCGAGCTCTACGAGACGGTAAGGCTCCTAGCCCCTGCCGTAAGGGGCACGAAGGGGCTCGAGGACGAGATAGTCAGGCTGTCAGTGAAGTCAGCCGGCATCGCCGTCGAGAACGCCGAGGAATGCCCCGTGATCGGCAAGGAGTGCCCGATAGCGGCCAAGGCGCGCGACTCCCGGAAGGCGGAGGTTGACGAGGCAGTCGCGAGGGCCCGCGCCGACCTCGATGCCCTGAAGTCAGAGAACGCCAGGGTTTCCGCGGAGATCGCTAGGATGAAGGGCGAAGCTGACTCAATCGCCCTCAGCGCCGAGGAAAAAAACCTCATGGTCCAGGGGGTGACGGCGAAAGCCATGCTCTCCGCCCTGGAGGAAGAGAAGTCCGCGGCCGAAAGGCTGAACGCCGAAAGGGAATCCATTTCAAGCGAGCTGGACATCCTTGGTAGAGAGACCTCAGGCTACGTCTCGGCCGTCCCGGCGCTTGAGGCAGCGTACAGGGACCAGAAGTCAAGGGAGGACGACCTCTCGCTTTCCCTGCGCAATGCCGACAGGGAGCTCAGCGAGGCTGAGGCTGTCACCCGTGAGATCGAGAAGGTCAGGAAGGAGGTCGAGGCGAGCAAAGAGGCGCTGAAAGTCGCAAGAGCTTCAGCGGAATCCCTGTCCTCGACTCTTGATGACGTCACGCTGGTCAAGGATGCCTTGGGCACCAACGGCGTAAAGGCCATGGTCGTCGACCGCCTCATCCCGAGGCTGGAGGCGCGGGCGAACGAGATCCTGTCATCGCTCTCGGGGATGCGGGTGTCGCTCTCCACGCAGAAGCCATCGGCCGACGGCAAGAAATCGGTAGAAGGGCTGTTCATCACGGTGACGAACGCGGAAGGCCGGGAGATCGACTACGACGGGTACAGCGGCGGCGAGAGGATGAAGGTGTCCGTGGCCATCACGGAAGCCCTCGCCTCCATGCAGAAGTGCCGCTTCCGCATCTTCGACGAGACCTTCATCGGCCTGGACGACGAGAGCGTGGAGCGGTTCAGCGAGATACTCGTCGGGCTAGGCAAGCGGTTCCCGCAGGTCATGTGCATATCGCACGTCGCCGCGGTCAAGACTCTGTTCGACGACGTCCTCACCGTCGAGAAGGCCGGTGGAAAGTCGAGAGTCAACCGTAATTAACCAACAAAACTGTGACTGAAAGTAAAATGAAGACTTCGGCGTTCAGGCGCCACATCGATGCCAACGGCCTCCCGGACATAGGGCAGGCTGACAAGCTGGCCGAGACGATTAACGAGGAGATCAGCGAGAACATCAGGGAGACCATCACCGCGTTCCAGCAGCATCTCAAGTTCCATGAGGAGATCAATTCGTTCGAGGGCATCAACTTCATCGGCAACACGAACGGACTTGTGGAAAGGATCGTCGCCGAAAACGGACGCCTGAGCAAGATGGAGGCGATGGACGTCATCGTCATCGGGGCCAACGTAATCGAGCTGCTGGCCCAGGTCGGGGTGCTCGAGTACCGGCTGCTGGAGCCAACCATCAGCGAGGCCAGCAGGAATGAGATCACCGGCAAGCTAAAGATAAACGAGTAGCCATTACCATGACATTCACTAACCACGACGAAATCTACGCCCAGATCCAGAAGGAAGTAAACGGCGACTCGGCCAACCCGATCGCCATCTCCCAGGCCATCGTCAGCCTCGCCGGGTGCCTCAGCGAGGTGGCAAAGGTAGAGACGGCCGCAAGGCGCGCCTACCACGCCACCCTCGCTGCCCGCATGAACGAGAACGACTCGCAGACCGGCAAGGCCCAGTCGGCGGTCAAGGCCGAGGCCATGGCCAAGGCCGACACGGTCAGGGTGGGTGACAGGGAAATCTGCGCCTACGCGGAAGCCGCGGAAGCCGAATCAGAGGCCAACGTCATCGTCAGGCAGATCGACGCATTGAAGATCGCCCAGGTCGCCATCACAAAGTCTTACGGAGGCAACGGCTACTAGGATAGCAAAAAAAAGCGCGAGAATATCGCGCTTTTTTTTTGTCTATTCACTTCCAGGGGAGGAGTGCGTAGACTTCCGGCATTATGCTCTTAAACTGCTCCTTCGGCATCATTAGCTTTGCCGTAGCCAGTCTGGCGTAGATCTCACTCGGTATGTGGCTTGGGTCATTGGAATACATTGCGGCTTCTTTCTTCGCCCACCCTATGATTTCGGCGGCGAGCGGGTCATTGTACTCCGCCTGCTTGAGGCGGGCGTAGAACTCCTGTCGGTTGACCGTTTTCCCGGTGGTCGAGTCGTAGAACTTGGTCATCCCGGACGTCTTGTCCTGGTACTCATGGGCACGCTCGTGAAGCACGTTCACGTCACTGAAGTCAAGGGACGGATCCATTGCCAGCGTACTGTGCGAGGGGTCGTAATATGCCGCGATCCACTCAGACCTCATTTCACGGTTCCCCTTGTAGCCACGCCCCAGGTCCAGAACGTTCCGGCCTTCATAAGGCTTGAACTCCCTTTCGCTGATCACGTCGCCATAGACGCCCATATTCTCCCCGCTGTGGAGAGAAGGAAGACCCATGACAAGGTCCGCTGTCTCCTCCGGTGAGAACTTCCCTGTTTCTTTGCGGTCGTACAGCTGGTTGACAAGCTCACGGTTGATCCTCCTCGTCTCCTCCTCGTACTCCTTTCCCTTCCTGCCGGCAAGAGTCCTGCGGACGGCGGCACCCATGTCCTTGAGGTTCTTCCTCTTCTCGCCGGCGTACCACTCCCGCGCTTCCGGGATGGTCGCGACATCCTTCGCCAACTGGATATCGCCCTTCAGCTCGTCCAGTCTGCGACGGGCACCCAGGGCCGCGTTTCCGAGGAAGTCATAGATATTCCTTCCGACGTCCTTACTCTTCTCCCCTAGGGACTTGTTCACACCACCCGCGGCTTAGGCTTCCTCATCCCTGTCGGCTTGGCGAGAGAGCCGATGGCCTTGCCCATCGCGGACTGGCTGCCGGAAGACGTAAGGCTGGAGGCAAAGCCTCCCTTTCCGTCGCACTTCTTGCACTTGCCAGAAAAGTACGGCGCCTCTCGGATTAGCTTGGATTTCTTTTGTTTTTGCATACTTTTTGTTTTACTATTTTACCTTCCGGCGCGCCTGCCCTACATTGTACCTGCCGGCCAGAGCCGCGCCGAACCTCGACTTTTTCTGTTCCCTCTCGAGGGACTTCCTCCCGCGGTCGCTGGTCGTATGGGCCATGTTGACCCGGTCGGCAAGCGTCTCTCCGGAAGAGTAGGCGTCCTTCAAGTTGCCTTCAGCCTTGGCCGAAGCGTCGAACTTTTCCTTGTCCCGGCCGTCGGCGACCATGTTAGCTTTCGTGAGGCCCTTCCTTGACTCGGAGGAAGCCTTGAGGTCCTTCTTCAGTCCGCGAACGGCATCGCCCATCCTTGACGGCGTTTCCCTGACGGTTGCCTTAAAGTCGCGGACGGTGCTTGAGATGGACATTACTACTCTACTTCAGGGGATGCGGCACCGCCGGAAAGAAGCTCATCGACGGTCATCTTGCCGACGCGGGCGCGGTCCTCGGGGGAGAGGCCGGCGACGGCCGCCTTGACTGCAGCGGCGACCGAGGAGATGCCCTTGGCCGGTGCCATCGGGGGACGTGCACCCATTGAAGGGGCGCCACCCATCGGGGGACGTGCACCCATTGAAGGGGCGCCACCCATCGGGGGACGTGCACCCATTGAAGGGGCACTACCCATCATCATTTCCATGCCCGGTCCTCCCTTACCATCCTTCTTGCCTTTCTTGACCGCGCGTACTGCCTTGCCTTTTTTGCTCTTACAAGCCATATTTGTTTTTTATTATTTACTTTTTCTTGCTGCGCCTTGTCTTCCTCACTGCCCGCGCCTTCCGCGACTTCCCGAAGTCGGGCTTAAGGCTGCCCTCCCTCGAGGAATCGAGTACCGACCAGGCATTCGTTACGTTTTCCATATGTTAGTAGTTTGCAGGGAGATCTCTCCTTCCCTACACCTTAATTATACCATGAAAAAAAGGTCATTTTCCGCGAAAAGATGTGATATAATTTAAGTAGAGGGGGAAAGGGTAAAAACAAAAACAAAAAAGGATATGACATTAAAAACCGACAAGCCAATGGCCACGACCGACCTGGCGCTCGCAGCGACTCTAATGTCGCTGGGACACGGGATCGATGGCATCCAGATCATTCTGGAAGGCGAGAGGAAACGGGCAAAGGGGTGGTTTCTTTTCCAGGACACCGAGGAGCTCAGGGCATGCGAGAAGGACTACTGGTCCTCCAAGTGCCTCGTGGAGCCCAAGGTGTTCGTAACCCACCAGCGGTCACTGAAGACGAAGGTCAACCAGGAGATCGAGCGTATCGAAAACGGCGGATAGCCGAAAAATGTTTGATGAAAAGTCAGTTCCCCCTTCTGTTCTTTAGCTCTTTCACAACTGAATAACGCAAAAAAGGAGACATCGGCAGCCGGCTTGGACAAAGCGGCAGGCAGTCTCCTTTTTTGGTTCTTCTGTAGGCACAGTAGCGATCTGGCCTTCTCGCTGTTGCCTCGTCATGATCTGTCGCACTGAAGTCTCACATCGCGCGTGAAATGGGAAAAAAATGTTGTCCCAGGGAAACGGGCAGGAAACCTGGGATTACGACGCGCAAGTTACTTGTGGATATGATCATGTAGCGTAGGCCAAAAAACGCACAACACAGTGGCAATATGGGGGTATTGCCAGTCATGCCACAAAATGTTATATGTTAATTTAGAAACTGTCAAGAGGCACCAACTTCTCATCATGTCCTAACCCGCGCACACCCATGGCCTTCGCGATCATCGAGGAAAGCGCTCTCTCCGACAAGGAGCTGAGCGATGCCGACGTCCGGACACTGGCGGCAGCCAGTACGTTCATGTCGCGCGGGGAGGGAAAGGTCACCGTCCCTGCCCTGGCGTCCAGGTCAGGCAGGAAGGTCAATGAGGCGAGGGAATCTCTGTCGAGGCTCGTGGCTCATGGGTACATAAGGGAAACCGGCGCGGCCACGTACACGCTCTCCGTCCCGTTAAGGAAGGAGGCACCGAAGGTCGAGGTCAGCGACATGGTGGTCGCGGTACCCGAGGCAAGGGCCATAATGGCGAAGTTCGAGAAGGCATGCCTGGGCGACGCCACGAAAATCGCCAAGGCGACGTTCTGGGGGGCGAAGTACAACAGCGACTCGGCAGTCAGCCTCGTGAGGCAGTTCGGGGAAAATTCCGTCATCGGCATGATAGACTCGCTGTCCGCCGGCTACGCCAGCTTTGACCAGTTCGCGCCCACGTTCAAGTCGTTAAGGGACCTCGAGCTACGGTGGCACAAGGCCGTCGCCTGGAAGAAGAGGAACGACGAGGGGAAGTCTAACAAAATTGTCAGCGGATAAACAATGAAGCTTGTCAAATACTACGGCGACGGGTGGAGGTTCCTGACCGACGAGCAGTTCACCCAGGCCATAGAGGCGTGGGGAAGGGGGCAGTCATACTGCTCGTCGTCGACGTTCAACGACCTCCTGCCGCCGCCCAAGAGCCCCGCAGGCACCCCGCCCGAGCATAGGGGGCTGGATGTCTACTGGGCTCTCGCCAACTACAACGAGAACTGGACGGCGTTCGAGGCCGGATGGTTCGCGATCAGGAAACCAGCGGTGGGGGAGGACAACCGGGAGTACCGGAGGGCGGCCGTGTACGTGAGGCAAAGGGACAACGACGGGTACAGGTGGTCGGAGGTGAACGTCAAGCGACCGCATGACCTGAGCGTCGACGAGGAGACTTCCACGGACGAGGTGAGGAATTTTGCGCGAAACATGACGCTCGTGGACGTCGACGAGGCGATGAGGACGGAGTGGATGAGGGACAGCCTGCCGTGGGGGGAGCTTGAACCCGCGGAATAAGGTAAAACAATAATGGGCATTTTCATTAACACGCTCGAGGCTGCACGGGGGTACGTGCGCCGCGGGTGGTCAGTCGTCCCCTTGGGAGACGACAAGTACCCCATCATATCCTGGAAGGTTTACCAGGAGAGGACGCCGACCGACGAGGAGCTTGTCGAGTGGTTCGGGGAAGGCAAGTACGTCAATGTCGGGATAGTTACCGGAAGGGTAAGCGACCTCACCGTGATCGACGTCGAGAAGGGAGGGGACTGCTCCCACTTCCCTCCGACACTGATGGTCAGGACGGGAGGGGGAGGCTACCACCTCTATTACAGGCACTCACCGGGGAGGGGGAACGCCGCGAGGATCATGCCGCTCACGGACATCCGCGGCGACGGCGGGCAGGTCGTCGCGCCGCCCTCGCTGCACAGGTCAGGCAACAGGTACGAGTTCATGAATGACATGGAGATACGGCCTTTCCCGGAGCATCTTTTCAGGAAGGAGATCGACCTGTTCGCGACCGGCGTCGCGCATCCCCCGGGGGTGATGCTGGGTGAGTTCGAGGTTGAGCTTGAATCGGCGTCCCAAGGTAACAGGAACACGGTGGCCGCGAGCGCCTGCGGAAAGCTCATGAGGTTCACGAGGCCGTACGACTGGGAGGGAAAGGTCTGGCCGAGGATGCTGAGGTGGAACAGGGAGCAGTGCGAGCCGCAACTGACGGAAAGGGAGTTGAGGAGCGTTTTCGAGAGCGTGGCGAAAAGGGCGGTAAACGACCAGCCGGCATGGGAGAGGGAGATAGCCAAGGACACCCCCAGGAAGCCGCCGTCGAGCGTCAACGTCATCAGCTGGGGAGAGGCCATGGACATGGGCTACAGCGAGCTGGCCTCGACTAGGCCGGAGGACATCGTCTCGTACGGCTATAACTTCCTTGACGAGGCGCTGACGGGCATGATGCCCGGCGAGCTTCCCCTGTTCGGCGGATCGACTGGCTGCCATGAGAAGGGCCACCCGATAAGGATGTGGGACGGGGAGCTGAAGGCCGTCGAGAAGGTCATGGTCGGGGATTTCGTCATGGGACCGGACGGCAAGTCAAGGAAGGTAGGCAGGCTGCACTACGGCCTGGACAAGATGATCAGGGTAGTCCCCGCCGAAGGCCAGTGCCCGCCGTTCGTCGTCAACCGCGACCACGTCTTCAGCGTCTGGCTGGAAGAGAACAACGCCGGCGGCGGATCGCACCACAGCAGGAACGGAAGGCACCTGATGAACATCAAGGCGTCAACCCTCAAGAGGTACGTGTTCGACGAGAAGGACCTGCCCAGGAGGGACATATGGAAGCTTTGGAAGCCGCGCATCCCGGAGTATATGGTAAACAGGCTGAACAGGACGACCCTGGTCAAGGACAGCGTGAGGGAATGCAGGCGGGCCGGTGGCTACTACGTCGACGTGACGTTCGACTTCACGCTCGAGGACGCCGGCGTCGGGGAGTACTACGGCTTCGAGCTGGAGGAGGGCGACAGGCTTTACGTCGACGGCTACGGCATCTGCCACCACAACAGCGGCAAGACCACGCTGATCCAGAACATCCTGAGGCGAGCCGACGCGGCAGGCACGAAGGTCATGCTGGCCGCGCTCGAGGACAGGGTGCAGGACTACGCGATCAGGGCGCTCTACTACAGGATCAACGAGATCGCGAAGTCACGGGGCCGTCCGAGATACCCATGGAACGCCTTCCGCAGGAACGAGCTGTCGGGTGACGCCTTCCGCGAGATGATGGACGAGGCCAGGAGCGACGTCAAGAAGTGCGGGATGACCCTCGTGACCTGCGACGGCAGGCTGTCGTTCAGGCAGCTGAAGGAGCTGATGGCCAGGGCGGTCGACGGCGGGTACAAGGTCCTCTGCCTTGACCACTTGCACCACATGGACTTCGAGGAGGGCAAGGGGAACAAGAACGACGCCATCGAGAGGTTCATGGTCGAGGCCAAGCACGAGATCAACAAGAACGGGCTCAGGCTTCCCATCGTCGCCCATTACAGGAAGACCAACGGGGAACTGCCGACTATCGAATCGTTCAAGGATTCCGCGGCGCTCGGGCAGAACGCGTCCTACGTGATCAACCTCTGGAGGGAGAGGGGGGAATCGGCGTCGGACGCGCAGAAAAAGGGCAAGGAGACAAAGATGGACGCCATGAAGAAGATCATGGCGGACAATTCCGGAAGGTACGTGAACACCCACATCATCGTACCCAAGGCCAGGAACCCGAACGGGGAGAAGCACATAGTCGTGCAGTTCGACCGGGAGAGGGGAGACTATGTCGACACCCCGAAGTACGGCGAGGAAAGGACGGAAAAGCGCGACGAGCAGAGGGTGGACGTAACCACCATCGACTGGTGAAAAGTTTTATGCAAAACAACGGAATCACTCCGAACTTCCTTGACCGGGACCACAGGGTCGCCGTATACGAAGAGCGGATACAGGGGCTACTGGACAGCCCATGCGCCGTCTGCGGGGCCGCGACTGTCCTCAAGTCGTTCCAGGTAGGCAAGAAGGAGCTGGAGCTCGCGTACCCACGGGAGGTCGTCTGCGCGAGCAACTGCGACGGCACGAAGTGGACGCACAGGAAAGGCATGAGGGAGGTCAGGGACACCGGAACCTACCAGTTCTTCGGGGAGAGGAAAAATAAACGAAAGAAAACATGCAAAAAGAAGAAATGACTCCTGAGGAAAGGAAGCGGGCCCTCATGAGCGCGCTGGGGAAGATCAACAAGGAAGACGACTTCGCGTCCATACTCGAGGAGGGCGAGGAGGTCGTTCCGACCTGGATGGACATCGAGTCCGTCGGCTTCGCCAGGATGGCCGGAGGCGGGCTGCCGAAGGGCAAGCTCATCGAGGTCGCCGGCCTGCCATCCGGCGGCAAGAGCGTCCTCTGCTCGTGGATAGCGGCGTCGATCCAGAAGAGCGGCGGCACGGTCGCGCTCGTCGACATGGAGAAGTCGTTCGACTCCCGGTACGCCCGCAACGTGGGACTGGACACGAAGGGCCTGGTGTTCCTTTCCCCGGAGATAGGGGAGACGGCCCTTGACGCGGTGAACGAGCTGATCGAGTCCGGCGCGATCGACCTCATCGTCATCGACTCGATCGACGCGCTCGTCTCCCAGAAGGAGTTCGACGAGGACCTGGGCAAGGACAGCATGGCGCTTCGCGCGCGTCTGGTCTCCAAGTGGGCGCGAAGGGCGATCCAGCTGATGGCCCGTACCGGCACGACGATCCTCGCGATCAACCAGCTCCGCGACACCATGTCCATGTACGGGCCGAAGACGGTCACGAGCGGAGGAAAGGCCATCGAGTTCTACAGCTCGATCAGGATAGAGTGCAGGAAGAAGGAAGACATCAAGAGCGGGCAGGAGAAGGTCGGCATCAGGATCGCCCTCAAGAACACCAAGAACAAGTGCTCCACGCCCTACAGGACGTACGAGACGGAGATGATGTTCAAGGGGGGTTTCAACATGGCCATGGAGATGATCGACGCCGCGCTCGAGGATGGGGTGGTCACGATGAGGGGGACAAGCTATTACTTCGGCGACGAGAGGATAGCGATAGGCAGGGAAGCCGCGATCACCGCAGTCAAGGAGAACGCCGAGCTCAGGAAGAAGATCTACGATGCGGAGATGGCCTTCATCAAGGAAGTCAACGCTCCGCAGAATGGGGACGCACCCGCCCAAGCCAAGAAGGGCAACGCCACGAAGAAAAAATAGCGATTAAAAAAAGCGCGGACCCAAGAGGCTTATGGGTCACGCGCTTTTTTGATTTGCTATTCTCCTGCCTTTTCCCTGACCATCCTGGCGAAAGACGCGAAGACATCTTCGCCCCTCTTTCTCCTGGCCTCAGCCTCCTCGCCGGCCTTAGCCTCCTGGATGAGCCTGGTCACCTCTTCCAGGTCCGTGCCCTTCTCCCCCGCGGACCTCTTGGCGTTCTCGGCCTCAAGGAACTGGAGGAGCTTCCACGTTACGATGGAATCTCCCACGGCCTCATGGGCCTCGAGGGCCGTCCCCTCCTCGGCAGTCATGTGGCCCAGCCTGGTGAGCAGGTGATCCTTAAGATGCTGCAGCGCCCAGTTACCGGACCTGTTGCTGCCCATCAGGTTGTAGAAGTCGCCCAAGGACATTACGTCGTCCTTGTAGACACCCTCCTTCAGACCCAGGTAAAGGAACCCTGTGTCATAGATGTTGTCGGGATCGGTTATCTCCTTCGGGGCGGCCCTGCCGATCCTCTTGGCTTCCATGGCGATGAACGGGGCATCGAAACGGAAGAAGTTGTGGCCGACGACGGGGAGCCCCGACGTCTCCTTCTCGAAACCGTCCAGGACTTCCGCCATCCGGTTGCTGCGGTCAGTGCCGGCAAGTTCCTCGTCTATCCGAAAGTCGAACCTCCTGACCTCCTTCCCGTCCTTCACCACGACGCCGCCGATCTGCTTGATCTTGGCGTCGGGGTCATCCATCTTCCTGGCGTTCGTCTCGATGTCGACGACGGCGTACTCCTTAGGGAAGTTGACCTTATGGGCCTTCACTTGGCTGACGGTCGCGGCGACCCTCGCCTTGACCGTTCCCGCGTTCTGGGCCTCGATGACCTCAGGAGACGCCACCGTGGCCTCGCCAGTCGTCTCGATGATCCTGTCGGAGATGTTCTCGACCTTCAGTTTATTCTCTTTAGTCGGGTACCTGACCTTCGTGCCCTTGGGCAGGCTTTCGACGAACGGCCTCCTTATCGTGTCGTTGGTTCCGTCTACGGTATCCTTCACCTTGGCGAGGCGGGCAGCCTCACCGTCCTCCCCGGCATTCCTCATGCGGGAGATGTCCTTCTCGAGGGCATCTGACATGTCCCTGAGGACTTTGTCAGCCTCCCTTGTCATCTCCGGACGTCCTCTGACGGCATCAACGAGGTTTTTCGCTGCAGCCTCGTTCCCGTCGCTGACATCGAGGGCAAGGCTTATCACGTCTCTAAGGCTCTCTTCCGGTTGATTGGCGGGCCGCTCTGACGGCTTCTCCCCGCTGGATCTTACGCTCTCTAGCCGTGTCGCCTTGACTCCGAGACCCTTCCCTGCCCCTCTCCTGTCCATCTCGGTATCGATTTCCCTCTGGAGCTCGTCCATCCTGGAGCGTATCCTGGAGATTTCCTCGTCTTTGAGCGTCACTTCGCCATCAAGGTGTCGATCAAGGTCTATAGCGAGTTTCTTTTGCTCTTCGGTTGCCTTTAGTAAAACGCTTTGACTATCTTGTCGCGGCCCGCTGCCCTCCCCTTTCCTGATGTCCAACAGCTTGGCACGCCATTCTGACGACTTCTCCCTGCTGTAGCTTGTGTCCTCTAGCCGTGTCGCTTCGTCTCCGAACAGCCTTGCCCTTCTCTCGCCCAGCTCGGTAGCCTTGAGGAAAAGATCCGTTGGGTTGATGCCCGCTCTGTCCGCATTAACGACAAGCTTAACCAGGCCGGAAAGCCGCTCGGCATCACGCATCCAGGCAACCTCAACAGGCGTCTTGCCAAACGGAGCGGAGATGAGCAGGTCATACGCCTTCGCCATGTCCCCAGAGGCAATGGAATCGTTCAGGCTTGCCAGCCACTCCGGATTGGCAGCCCCATGGCTGTCAGCCTTCTCCCGTAGAGTTTCAGGCATCACGGCAGACTTCCTTATGATCCCGTCCCTGCCGAAGTCAGACTCCTTGAGGAACCTGCCGCCGTTTGACTCGTCAAGGGTGACCATATACCTGCCGTCAACCATGCCTTTCTTCACGCCGTAGATCACGGCAGATGCGATGGCATCGTCCAGCAGCCCAGATACGTTGTCGGGCTTCGTCGAGACTGCTTCCTCACCGTTTTCCCTTTTTATAACATCCCTCCCCATGTTCTCGATGCCCTTGCCGCCGTACAAGTATTCGGAAATCGTGCGCACGGCACTGTCGAATGGGTCTCGGGCGTTCTTCAGCCTAGCTACCCTGAACTCAGGGTAGAACACGTCGGCAAGCGGCTTCCACCTCATGACCCTGGCTGACCATTCACGTCCCTCACCTGTCATGAGCAGCTGCGTCAGGCCGTGCTCCCCCGGGGAACTGATGGCTGTCGCGTAATAGTCTGGACGCATTCCATCAAGAGGCATGACCAGCGGTTTCATGTCCGCTCCGAGGGGCGGTTCCATCTCTGACATCATTCTCTCTATGATGTTCACGTTGGCGTAATCCTGCGTTTCCCCGGTGGATTCTCTTATCGCGACTCTCGCGTCGGATGCTGCCACTTCACGGGAGAACATGCCGGAATTGCCGGAAAGCATCCGGAGCGGATGAGCCGGGTTATCGTCCAGTTCCCTGCTGGCCCTGTCCATCGGCTTCATTCCCTCGTTCCACTTTTCAGCGCGAGCCTCAAGGCTGGATTCGGTATCTGCCCGGGTCAAGGCCTCATCGAGCCTGATCATGCTGTCATCACCGGTTATCCTGGAGGCGATCGTGTCCTCGAGTTTCGACATGGCCCTGCCTTCCGCTTCCGCTACCATGTTGTTTCCGTCCAGCCATTTCCTAAGCCCGGGGACGGTATCAATGAAATAGGTATCGACCAGGCTGGTCTCCCCACTGAACATCGTGGATTCCCCGTCGATCACGTTCATGCCGATAGCTCCGGAGGGCTTGCCCTCATCATTGACGGTCTCGATCTCGACTCCCCTGCTCGCTGCTTCCTCGTATCTCGAGAGCGTCCTGTCGCTTGCGGCTGAACCGGCATCGCCATCCTCCGCGTCTGCCCGTTGGACGGCCCCAATCTCCGACAGGGCCTCCTTGCTGAAGTAATTGCGGTAATCCTCGACATACTCGCGTGACTTGTCCGACAGGTACGCATCGTCACCGTACTGCATGTACTTCTCGATCTCGTTATCCAGCTTGACCTTATACCCTTCCCTCGCGACCTTCGCAACGTGATCTATCGATTTACCCTCAAGAAGGGCCTGCATGGTCACTACACGGACGTTTTCAGCATGGTCCGGTTCGGCCTTCTCGATGGCCTGCCGGATGGCATCCCTTATGACCCCAAGTTCCTTCCCCTCAGTCGCCTTGACGGCTTCACCTATGGCTAAGGTAATTGGAGTGTCCTCGGCAAGGTACCCCTTCTCATGGGCAAGACGAAGGGACCTGACCTCTTCCTGAACCTTGGGCTTAAGCCTCTCGAACAGGTTCCTTACGTTGACTTTCGTGTCGTTCGGCCCGAACGACGTAGGTTGTGTCGGGTCAGGCTCTTGGGTCATGTAAGTCTCGCGGTCTCCGATAACCTTCCTTATCGCCCTGAGGTTAGTCAGCCATTCCGGCTCGTTCGGCAATTCATCCGGCAGCCTGAAGCCTCTCTCGTACAATCCGTTGTTGAACAGCGTCATCTGCTCGACTATGGGCTTTGACATGACCTTCTCGTCTGTTACGGACCGGAGCGCCCGCCTTGCAAAAATCGCTGCCGTCCTCTTGTCTATACCGTCGTTGACCAGGGCCTTTTTGTTCAGGATGCGGGATAGCCATCCCTCGGAGGTGACGACCTTCCCGCTCTCGTCAATTTTCCTTGTGACGTCGGCGATCGCGACATCGTCATCAGCCTTGAGGTAATCCCACCTGTCCTCCCACTCGTCGGCGCTGAGCGAATCGTACAGGCTCTTCCTGCGCGACCCCCCGGGAATCTCGCGGTATGCGGTGACGTGGTACTTACCTGCAGGGTCGTATGTCACGATCACCTTGTCGATGGCCTCCCTGAAGTCAAGCCTGAAATTGCTCGTTACCCTCTCCCCGCCGATGCCAGTGAACGTCGCCGTGATGTCACTGCCGTTGACGGTGAAGGCCGCCTCGGTCTCGTAGGTATCTTCCCTCTTTGACCAGTTCCTCTTGTCGGTTACCTTGCCGTGGCCGACGTCAATGGTAGTGCCACCGTAATCGACGAGCCTCTCGCTGCCTGCCTGGCCCCTCTTGGCGTTCAGGTAAAGGCGCACGAGATCGTTGCTCAGGTACTGGCCTTCAGGGTTCGGGGTGACCCACTTGGCCTTGAAGTCGGTGGTGATCCTGTTGTTGAGTATCAGCTCTGAAAGGGCTCGGCTGACCTTCCTGGCGACGATCGGTTCTGGCTTGCCGTCAACTTCAGTGCGGTACCTCTTCCTTATCCCATCCTCGGTGATCGTGTAGCCGCTCTCGAACCGTCCTACCCTAGCGTAGATGTCATCGAACATGTCCCTCGTTTCCTTCGGGAGGGTGCTCATCAGCACCCTGTCGGACTGGATGGGATAGGCTCCCGGTTTCTGGAGGTTCACTATGTCCTCCCACTCTCTCCTGGTGCCTGTTATCTCCCCAGAGTCATACATCCTCTCGAATACCCTGTAAGCGGCCACGGTCTCGAGGTCTGGGTTTACGGTACTGATGTACCTGTCGAGGGTCTCCTTCATCTGCTTCGGCGTTATGACTTCCCTCAGCATGGACGAGAGCCTGTTGGCCTGCTCGCTCTCGACGAACCCGGGGCCTGTTGCCTTGTCGATCGTATCGGCCGCGACCTTCCTCAGCTCGAAGCGAAGGTCGACCAGGTCGAAGGGGTTTATCGTGACTTGAGAAGATGCCGTCGACTTTTTCTTTCCACCGTAATTTCGCCTAGAGTTGTACAGCCTGTTCTTGACGCGGTCGAAAAACGCGTTCTCCATCTCGTTAAGTTCCATCTCCATGAGGTGGGTCTTCATGAGGGTATCCTTAGGCATGACGGCTACGCGATTCTCGACTGAAACCCTGAACTCCTCGATCTCATCACCGGTAAAGTAGTCCTTTAGGGAGGCTTTTTGCGGGGCAGTCTTCTTCGGGCCCTCAGCCGTCTTGCCAACCGCCATCTTCTCGGTGGTGACATTCCCTGCCCTTCTGCTGGCGATGTTCCTGGCGTTTATCTCCACGGATGGGGCCGACTCCATCGCCTGGGTTATCCTGACCTTGTCGGTCTTGTCTATCTGCTCAAGCAACTGGTTTGGCGTCATGCCTGATTCAGGGTCGAGGAACTCGGTCACGGCAGGATGCCCGTCGTCGATGGCCTTTCTCAGCCTGGCTCCCAGGTAATCGAACTCGCCAAATGATCTCGCCATGCTGGCAAGCGCCTCATCGGGGTTGTAGATCGGATGTTCAATGGATGAGGATATGCCCAAGTCCCTGAACGAGGATGTTTTAGAATCCAAAAGGTTCTTGGCCTTTACGACCTCCATGATTGACCTGCCTACGCCTTTTTTTCCTCCGCTGTTTTTCATCAGCCTGTTGTACGCCACGTGATACCTGCTTCTCTGACCCGGATCAAGGGCGTCAAGGAGTTCTGGCGGTAACTTGGCCTCGAGCACATTGGCCTTGCTGATTCCCCTGGTCCCGCCCCTGCTTCCTGACTTGGCCTTTTCGGCGATGTTCCTAAGGGTTCCTATCTCCGAGAGCAGTCTGGTCATCTCCGTGCTCAGCTGCTGGGCGACATTGTTGAGCTGGGAATCGTTGAGCGCATGAAGCTCATGATAATTGAACTCTCCTTTTACGACTCCGCCGTTCATCATGGCCGTCACCCTCTCAGGGGCTACGGTGGCGAACGACCTGCTCAGGAACTCGGCAGTCAAGCGGTCTGAACTTGCCCGGGCGATGCCGAACTTCTGGGAAAGGTACTGTGGGACAGTCTCCGGATAGGTCTTGTAGATCATGCCCATAACCCCGTCATCGATCTCCTTGATGGACTTTCCGGACTTGGATCCCTCGGCGATGATGGTTGCCGCGTCCTTCATGACCTCCTCGCCGTACAGTACCGTCTCCGGCCGTTTTTCCCCCGTGACCGGATCAGTCACCGTGACGGAATGTCCCTTCGGGACGGCGTCATAGAGGTAGGCCTTATCCTTGGGGATCTCGCTGATCACTTCCGGAAGGGTTTTCGTATTCCTGTTATCTGAAACCACGTCGGCAATCTTCTTGCCGACGTCAGGTAAGCTGGCGATGTCATCCGCCGGTAGGGGAACCATCCTTACGGTTGGCCTTTCGTTACCCCCGGCCCGTGCCTTGGGTACGTCAAAACCAAGCAGATCGCCCATTATCGCGTCTAACTTATCCTTCTCCTTGGCGTTACGTTCCGATATCTCCCTGATGTTTCCCAGGATCTCTGGACATTCTATTTTTGGCATATCACTCTAGTTGATGATCGCAGCGGGACCGTAAGTGCACCCTGCGTTTCTTGCCCTTTCGTTCTCGATGTCGAGTTCCCTCTGCATGGGATCGTCAAGGACTTTCTTGCGGAGCTCTAACAGCAGGATCCTTTCGGTATTTGACAGGTCAGGATCCAAGAGCATGTCGTCTCTCCATTTTTCCCCCAACGCGGCATTCGCGTGCCTCTTGAACTTCTTGCCCAATCCGGCATCGGTTGATATGGCGACCTTCATCTCATCGATGCCTATCCTGGATACGGCATCGCGCGTCTCCCTGACCTTGGCCTTCTGGTATCCCCTTAGGGCCGTTGCCTCCCTGCCAGTAATGCGCCTGGACTTGACTGCCCCCGCCACCATCTCGTTGAAGTCCCTGAAGGCCAGGTTCTCCCACCTGTCGGCCATGGCCCTGACGTTGCCGGTGATCAGGAAATACTCGGCTTCCCTGCTGGAAGCCTCTCCTTTTTCAAGGCGATCCAGGCGCATCCTCTCGTATTCCCTATTGATCTCGACTTCGGCATCCATGTCGTCGGCCAGTCTCGTCAGGCGCTCCCTGGCGTCGATCTCCATGTCTTTGGCCTTCTTCCTGACTATCTTGGAGATCTCGGCGAGCCTGTCCACCTGGTTGGTAGCCCTCATGACGGCATTCCTGTCAATGGGGTTTATTTCAGATGCTAACGCCACTTCCAGCTGGTCAAGCGCGGCACGCATCTCTATCCAATAGCTTCCCTCAGACGGCCTTGGGACCACCGCGAACGCGGCAGCACCCGTGACGTCGTAGGAAGACATCTCGGCGGATGCCCTCTTGAGGTCCTTCTGGTACTTGAGGCTCTCATACGCCTCCCGTCTCTCGCCTACAGGGAATTCCGCTATCTTCCTTGCCTCATCGGCAGTCACGTTAGAATATCCCTCGTCCCTTAATGACTCCACGATGGCCCTAGACCTCTCGGTTATGTCGGACTTCCTGTCCTGGAAGCCGTATGAGAGGTCAGTGTCCATGGCATTGTCGAACTTCGCGCCGCGGGTGACGGCCTTCACTGCCTTCGTCGCTGAAGAGATCACCTCGCCGGTAGCCTTCGCGCCCCCGTCCGCAGGCGGTCTTGAAGTCGCCATCCTGGCGACAGACCTGATGTACTCGGCCCTTATGGGCGATGTCTTGGTTCCCTGCTTCCCCACGGCAGCCATGACTTCCCCGATCACCCTGTTGGCGTCACGATTGGCGACGTACTTGGCCGTCTTGTAGTACCAAGGCACTTCAACGCCTGCCTTGGCGTGGACGTTGGCTATGGCCTTCTGGAAGGCCGCCGGGTCGTTGCCCACCGAAGTCCGGTACAGTGTCGAGATCGCGTTCGAGAGCTCATTGGCTGTCGTCTTGTTGAGGCCGGACAGGGACAAGTCGTTCAGGACGTCGATCCTGCTGAAATCGGTGACTGGTATGTCAGGCTGCCCGCGCAATTCCTTGAGGGAGCTTACGGCTACGTCGTACGCATCGTTAAGAGGTATTATTTTACTGATTGATTCTTCCGTTGGGGCAACGGAGATGGTCGTCTTCCCGCTCTCATCGCTGAACCTGATCGGCAGGACTTCCGTGATCTTCGCGCTGCCCGTGGCCTCGTTGAAGTCCTGTGCCGCCCGGCCGGTCAGGCGATTGACCGGAAAGGTCGTCCCGTCATCCCGTACGGCCTTGATGACTAGGGAGCCTGTCGTGTCCCTCTCCGCGAAGTACCTGACGCTCAGGTTTAGCTTGCCGTCACCGGAAACCAGGCCGAGTGACTTGGCTTCCTCAGTCGGCATTGTCTTGGCCGCCTCAAGCTCCACGATGGCCCTATTGGTGTCCTGGGGGGCCTCGACAGCGTCGACGACTGAGGAATACGCCGCATCAGCGTCGGCCTTGCCGGTTACGGCAGCCATGCCGCTGCGGCTGATCTCCTCGCGGAGGATCGTCACGTACCTTTCGCTCATGTACTGGTTGCGGGCGGCCTCGTCGGTCGGGTGAAGCCTGTACGCCACCTCCCATTCCGCGGCAACCCTCCCACTAAGCAGCTCGGCTGAGGCCTCGGGGGTCATGCCGGCGGCCTCGTATGACGAGACGAGTTCGGCGGTCGACTCAACCCTGAAGGAATCAGGGCTGGACTTCCCGGTTACCAGTGACTCATAGGACCTAGGGGTCCTTGCGCGTATGAGCTCGATGGCGCGGGACCTGACGACCAGGGACGCGTCAGGCGTCCTCGATACGGTGCCTAGGCCGTGCATGGCCGTCATTACGAGGGCGCTCTGCATGGCCTCCATGGCGTTCGCGTCGCTAAGCATAAACTCGGCGACGCTGTTTCCCATGAACGACAGTCCCAAGGCGTTTGCCCTGCCGGTAAGGTTCATTCCGGCTAATCCGGAAGCGGCCTCCGAGTTCCATGGGTTCAGCCTCCCGATTATCGATGATCCCTTTGGCGTGCCGAGAAGCCCCGTCTCGGCACCCGTCGGCTTGGTGCCGTATCCGCCGCGGAGGAACCCTCCTGGAAGCGCCACCTGGACCAACCCGAGGGCAGTATCCAGCTTAAGGCGATTATAGCGAGCTTCTATCTCGGGAAGCCTATCATCGACGGCGTATGCCTGGCCTACGAATGCAAAAGTACCCATGGTAGTAACCACGTGCTGGGCCTTCCTGGCTAACGATAAGGCTTTTTCAGCCTTATTCAGGTCTTTCATGACCAGCGTAACAAGCTTGTCGGCGTTCCCCGAAAGATCATCGAGGGCGTTTACGTACCACTTAAGCTTTTCCCCTGTCGCAGCCAATCCAGACACTTTCTTGGCTTTGTCGGCAATCTTGAAAAGAGGCGAGACGGCCTTGCCGAGAAGCTTTCCACCAAAATGAAAATACGCTGATGATCCGACGAGCTCGCCGGCAGTTCGTCCAGCGAGCATCTGGAGTGGGTGTTCCTCCTCGAACTCTGACAACTCCGGGGCGACTGAACCGAGTGTCGCTCCTGAAACTACTCCCTTCGCGGTTGACGAGACTATATTGTCACCGAACTTGTCCTCAGTCCATCCTGATACCGTGCTTTTTACGTCATCCAAGACGTCCCTGTCGGTTTTGGACATGTCCCCGAGCAAGTCGCGTCCCGGCATGATCAGCCAAAAAGCGTGCGCCGCTTCCTTTACCTTCTCCCACGTCGTCCTCTCGCTGAGGGGGCGATGCCACTTCTTCCACGTCTTGATCGCCAGCTCCACCTGATCTTCCGTGGTCTTTCCAGGAAGGTCATAGATCATGCTTGAATCGTATCCCTTGCTGAAGAGACCGGACACGTCAAAGGTGTTCGGGTCATTGGACATGACGATTGACTTTGCACGGAGCTCAGGTATCGATATCTCATACCCGATCTCGTCCTTGATCATCTTCCCGAACTTCTCTGGGTCCTGGAGCTGAGCATTCCAGAGAGTCCACCCGACGGCCTCGACGGCCGTCTTCTTCTCGTGCCCGCTCTTGCTCATGTTCACGAGGTTGGGCAGTTCCGAGGTTCCGCCCAGCCAGACAGGCACGGCGTGCTCGAGTTCCGTGCCCGACCCTCTGTTATATGGTTTGACGATCTTCTTGAACCCCTGCGACGGCCGGATAGACGGTACGACCGTGTTTGGGGGGGACGGGGTGAATGACCCTGGCATCCCTGACTGCACGTTGTAGGTCATTGACTTATCGTCTCCCTTGACCTCCCATGGCTGGTCAGGCACGTCAAAAGGACCGGTCGGCTTTGTCCGGCGCTCCTTTGTCTTAGCCAGTGGTACATCAACGGGAGGCTCGGCCAGCGGAGTCTGGAACTTCCTGCCGGAGAGAAGGTTTCGCATCCTCACTGACTGCTCAAATGTCATTTTCATTAGGTTTCGTGGCTAGAAGGAAATGTAAGCGTCCACCAGATTTGGGTCATTCACAACCTGCTTGTAAAAGTCGCTGCTGTTCCACTTCTTCATCTCACCCTCGACGTCATCGGAACTGAGAACGGTTTTCTCGTATTCGTCAGCATACGATGGCCTCAAAATCTTTAGCATGGAAATGGCGAACTGGTCTTTTATCTCGGAGAGGAACTTTCTCTCCCACTCGTTGTCGTCAAGTGGCATGGCTTTTGAGCTGAACGCCTCCTTTACCTTATCGGCATAGTCGTTAAGCCTGCTGCTCAGGTCACCACTGGCCGCCGCCTGTACGCTTGATGCCACCTCACTGTTCACCATCTCTATTTTCGCCCATGATCTCCTTTCTTCTGCCGTGAGCGAATTCTCGTCGGTCGCGTACTTTTGCATCAACATATCAGCGTCACCTGGGATGTCCGAGATCATCGCGGCATAGGTGCTCTTGGCCCCGCTAAAATCTCCCAATCTGATATCGTCGGCGATGTACTGGCCCATCACGTTGGCCCACAGTTTTCTGAACTGATCGTTGTCAGCAGTCGCGCTGTACCTCTTGGTGGCGAGTAAGTTCTCCATCTGGCCGTACGTGGTCACGAGGGGCTGCTGCTTCTTTATGTCATTGCCTTCATTGTCCTTCACGTCCACTACTGTCATAAAGTCCTTCATGGCATTCTCGGTATCAAAGGCAGTGACTTTTGTTTTGGTGTCAACCTCGTAGCCCGGGAAGAGGTTCTTGATCTTCTGATTCTGCTCAAGGATGTCCAACAGCGATTTTCTGGTCTTGTCTGAGGCGTTCATGCCTGTCTGCGCCGAGACGTATGCCGCGTCAAGGGCATCCTTGGCGCCCGTCCAGAAGTCATCGACGGTCTTCGATACGGCAGTGAACTGGTTCTCTGCGCGCTGCAGCTGGATGTTGAGTCGGGCAAGCGACCTGTTGTAGTCCTCTGTCTCGTACTCCGAGGCATTTGTCAGGAGAACGTTATAGTCGGCGATCTTGTTTGAGTATGCCGTGTCCAGCCATCCCCCGTACGTCTCGTACTGCTGCCTGACGAACGGGTCAGACATGTCGTTATTGGCGTAGAACTGCCGGAGCTCTGCCTTCTTCTTCTCGATGTCCTTGAGGTAAAGGTCCTTGTCCACCACGTATGACTTGAACGCGTTGGAGGCCAAACGGTGCCTGGAGTCCAGGTTCATGATCTCGTCGTATGACGCGTCGACCTGGTACTCACGCTCGACGATCTTTCGCAGCGCACCGTAGTCTGGGGTGCCCATGGCGAAGATCGGGAACTTGCGAAGCACGGACGCTTCGATACCGAGGACCTCGGCCATCGCGTCCGGGTTGCTCAGGAAGGAAGCCCTGAACCCTGACTCGCCAGTCCCCTGCTTCACCGACTTATACAGTATCTCCTGCGTCTTGCTGGGTGTATTCCCGTTAGCAGTAATTCCAGCCCACCACTCGTCAACATTGCCGGAAGTGACGGCAGACCCGATCGACGACGTCAGGGAAAGGGCAAGGTCAACGTCCGGGTACCCAGTATTCGGTGTCTTGCCAGTCTCGGCACGGATTTGTTCCGCCAGTTTCAAAATCTGTCCGGTTTCGGTCAGGCCTGTCTTCCGCTCGTCAAACTTGCTCTGCGCATCTGTCTGCTTCTCATCGTCAGTCCATTCCTCGTATGGCTTCTCATATTCTTTCTTGGTCTCCGTATCAGTGCCCGTACCAGTGCCCGTACCAGTGCCAGCTGTCTCTTGAGAACCAGTGGCGGAAGCCGTGCCTGGAGTTGATGTCGTGGCAGCTTCTTGTTTTTCTGAAGTGACTGACTGTTCGACTTTCGGGACCGTTGCCATCCATCTTCCAAGGCCTACTGCAGCCCTGTACGGCGCTGATACCAGCCAGTCGCCGGCGACTGGTATGCCGCGCCCGACTGCAGCAAGAGGCTTTACCACGAAAGTACCGACGTTCGAGACAGCCTTGCCTAGACTCTTTATGTTCGGGTCCGTTTCATTATATTCAAAGTAATCAGGCTTCAAGAGTCCCTGCCAGTCAAAACCCTGTGCCTGCCTAGTGATAGTCGGGGTATCGGACATCGGAGTGATGGCCTCTACGGCGTTAGACGACTGACCCTGCACTGGGGTTGATCTTGGACCAGTAACCCTGGAGTTTAGGCTATCCACGAACGCTGACGTAAAATCTTCGCTCCCTCCCTGCCCATCCGCCTTTCCGGCAAGACGACCGTATATCTTTAATGTCGAATGGGCAGACTTCCGCTTGCCCGATCCTCCGGGTTCCTTGAGGGCGTCAGCCAAGGACTTCCTGGACTTTGGGTCAGCCATCATCGCCCTTATCGCTTTTGTTTTATCCATATTTAGATGCTGACGTATTTAGTAGGGTCGATCCACTTCCCGAACGCGTCAGCGACACGATAGTCAAGGTGCGTCCCAGTGCCCCCGCTGGTTGAATAAACGCTGCCCGTGCGTCCCATGGCACCCACGGGACTCGCGGCACCCACGGCATCCCCGACGTTCACGTACGTCTTGAGGAGGTGCGAGTACTGGTGCCTGTTCCCTTGGCTGTCCGTGACCACCACATAGTTCCCGTATCCCTTCGTACCGGGCTTCTGGCCGCTGACGACCTTCGTCACCTTGCCCGGCGTGAATGCCGGGATGGCCGTTCCTTCCTTGTTCGCGATGTCGATGCCGGGATGCGACTTCTCGAACCGTGTCGACTCGTTAGGCCTCGTAGTGACGGTACCGATGTCCTTGGCCTTGAACGGGGCGATGGAACTGAACGTCGCCTGCGGTGCCTTGGCGGCGTAACCCTGGTTATTTGCCGCCGTCTTGCCCGGCTGGGCGCCGAACATGCCCCTCATCGCAGCGGAAGCCTTAGCGAAGCCGGCGGACATGTTCTTCGCGATATCCGTGCCGGCGCGCGGGATAAAGCTGGTTTCTGGTATGTTTGCCATGTTATTGCCAGAGGACTTCTGCGCCCTCCTTTAGGTAAATGTCACCGTTAGCGTCCTTCTCCTCCAGCATGGATGTCTTGCCGCCGGCGTAACGCCCTAGGATGTCGACGTTCGGAACCTTGATCTTCTCTCCTGGATTTACCTTCCTCATGAGGGTGAATCCGCTGGAGAACGGGTAGGCCTTATCGGCGCTTGGCATTCCGGAAGCGTCAGTCTTCAGCCAGCTACTGAGGTTCACTCCTGCCTTGTCGAGAAGTTCCTTGTGGGCGGAGTCGGCGTCACTGGCCTGCTTGTCCTGCTGGTATTTCAACCTGCTGACGGCGTTGGATTGAAGGTTCTTCGCTAATGTCCTCTCGGCTGTCGACGTAAGGTATCCCCGATCGTCGATGTACTGGCCCTGGAGGTTCTTGAGCTCATCGTCTGTCATGTTGGTGACCGTCTTCAGGGTCGCCGTGTCGGCCAGTCGCCCATCCTTGTCGCGATAGACCAGCTTGCCGTCCTCCATGGCGCCGTAATAGAATGCCCCGTTACCGTCGGTATAGATCAGATTGCCGTTCTTGTCGTGGGAGGCAGAGACCTTACGGAGGTTCTCGATGGAGTATGCGTTCCTCATGGCATCAGGCGCGATGAGGCCGACCTCCCTGGCCTTCTCGACTCCCACGCGGTTCACGTATGCCGCGATCTCCTCTGGAGTGCCGTATGTCCTTAGCTGCTCGATCTCCTGGTCGGATATGTTCTCGTCGGCATTCTCGCGGTTCCTCTGGTCCTCGCGCCTTACCTTGTTGAGGAAGCGGTCGGTAGCCTCCCTCTGGACGCCTGTATCGGCGAGGCCTCGCTCCCTGAAGGCCGAGAAAGCCTGCTGCAGCTGGTCCCACGCCTCGATGGCGTTATCGGAAAGCGTTATGTTCAGTTGCTTCATGACCTTCTCCCTGAATCTCTTCCAGTCGTAATCGGCCTTCTGCTTCTGCTCTTCCGTCTGCGCACGGAGCGTCTGGTCCATCAGGTCGTAATAGAACGCCTCGATCTTCCTCGCCTCCTCGCGGACGGCCGGGTCTGTCCAGTCCGGGGTAGTGCCAACATCAGAGAAAAACTCGTCAGCGATCGTGTAGAGCGGGGCATTGACGAGCGTGGAGGCATTTCCGACGTTTGTCTTTAGCGCCGTAGCGATCACCTCTGACGGGATCATGAGGTCGATCGCCGGATCGACGATGTCGTCGAAGTTGGAAGTCCGCTTGTAGTCCACCGCCTGCATCCCCGGGCTGACGGCACGCAGGCCGGCGTACTTCGGGTCGACCAGTGCCAGCTCCTGAAGGCGTATGTCGCGCCAGACGTCACCGAGGGTGTATCCACCGTAGGTGAGCGCCTCCACGTACATGGCGGCCTCGCTGTTGCCAGGGGTGAAGATCCTGTCGAAAGATTCCTTGGATATGATCTGCTTGTCGACGAATACGGACATGATGTCCAGTGTCCTGTCGAGGGTCTTCTTCTCAAGCTCGGCGTCGCGGTTAAAGCCGTACTTCACGGTCGCGGTATTGGCCGTGAACGTCGGGAGGTAGCCGTTTCCCCTCGGGGCATAGTCGGTCCCGAGGATGGTGCCCTTCCATTCGGGGGAGGCGAGAGCCTCGGAAATCGACATCTTGACTCTGTTGCTCATGATTGAATTGAACTTGTCCTCTCCGAACAGGCTGATCATGGTCGCGTCGTCAGGAATGGGCCTATACGTCCCCTCGTTCTTCACGTAAAGCCAAATGCCCGCGGACGTAGAATCGTCGTGCGGGGTAGGGTCGTCTGTGAACTCGACAAGGAAATAGTTTGATGAATCCGGTACTGACTTGATGCCAGTCGGGGCGACAGGATATTTCGTTTCGCTGGATGACGTTCCCTCCGCGGGAGTGGAGGAGTCAGTGGCGTCTGGTTTCGGCGCCAGAGTATAACCCTTCGACTGAAGCTGCGATGCCTGGGCCGAACCCACTGCCACGACTACCGGTTCGCCGCCTGACGGCGGGTAAAGGGTGGCCTTCTTTACGTCAGGGGCAGCATCGAAGACGACGCTGCCCTGCTCGAGCGCGGAGTGGACGTCGTCTTGCGACACCTCCTGCCCCGTCTCGCTGTCGTAATACTTTCCGGCATCGCGGTAGACGTGCCAGCCTGACAGCTCATTAGTCAGCTGCCCTGGGCCGACGTTCTCTCCTCCCACAGTCAGCTGGGGAGAAGCCTGGTAAGCGATCTTCGAGTAGCCCTGGATCGTGTCGTTAAGTTTTTTGATGTAGGCAAGCTTCTGCTCTGAAGTCCAAGTGTTCGATCCGATGAAGTTCCTAAAAGAGTTGAGCGCCTCGCTGCCCTTCCTTGCCTCGTAGATGAACATCTCAATCTGCATGGGATCCGTGAGGACGCGAACGGGGTAAGCTCCGGAGTTTGCCTGTCTAATCTCCTCGCGGGTCATTGGGACGTCGTCGGGGAGCTTGTAGTACGTCCCATCCTGCCTGTAGACGTAGAATGGTGTTATGGGCATTTTGTTTTGTTTTTTTGTTTTTTCCTTCTTCCCCTCTATATATATTTTATCATGGGTTTTCAGATGCGGGAGCCGATGTAGATTTTGCTTGGATAAATGGTACTATGATAATATATTATTGCGAAAGCTCCGTTTCTTGAAAGATATAAAGCTTGCTCAGTCACACTTATAGGAGCGTTCGTATCAGTAAGCCCCCCATCGACGCTAAGTGCTGTCCCTTTAGACCCAGCCATGGCGATAGTTTGACCATCGTCTGAAATTAGTACACGAGTTGCGGAAGTCCAGCTCCCACTGACAGGAAAAGGAGAGTAATCAGCCCATGTGATACCCCCGTCTTTTGTTATCTTCATGTTGCCAGTGTAGGTTGGCTCAACAATAATAGTTTTACCGTCAGATGATACGGCATGTGCCGAGCCACCAGCAGTTGGCGTGAAAATGGTACTAAATGATACGCCAAAATCAGACGAAAAGTCGATAGAACATGCTAAAGAATTTGGTCCTCCGGACGTAATAATGTACCTACCGCTTGACGATATGCTTAACCTAGAGTCTAGATTACTGCTGTTTTTACCCTGATCGATCGTATCAGAAAGGTACCAGTTCATGCCGCCATCAACGGATACGTAGGCACTGCTGCTCAAATGGTACACGTCATTTGTCTCGCATAGGCACGCGACAACTGAACCGTCTATAGAGCAACATAGACTATTTTTGTCTCCAGCACCACCAGTGGGGAACCCCATTGACCGCACCCAAGTTATGCCGTAATCATCTGACCTATAAACATATTGAACATCGTAAAAACTTACGAACAAAACTCCATTTTCAGACATGCACAACCCTGCTACACCATAGGGTCCGCCAGTTGGAACGTCTAATACATTAAAATCTATGTCACTCCATGTCGTCCCCCCGTCAGTAGATATACAAACTATCCCAGAGACAGCAGGTTTATAAACTATAACACTTCCATCACCAGTTATATGGATTAAAGGATAACCAAAACTTGAACTTAATCTTGGGGGGGTAATACTTGTCCACGTCCAGTCAGGGTCGAGGGGCACCGGCGGGGGCACTGCCGGCACGTACACGTGTGACAGTAGGAACCCCACCCGCAGCCCCAAGGCCGGCGTGCCCTGCACGGTCTTCACGTCTATCCGCAGCTCATCGCCGTTATGGACGTACCTGTAGGCGGTAGCTATACCGTAAGTGCTGGAATCCACGGCCCCGTCAGCTATCGTGAGGGGCGTCGAGAGCACATACCCACCCTGGGTCACGTTGTAGATCTGGACGGTCATGTCACCCGTGACTCCCGCGGTGTTCACGCGTGCCCACGGGTAGAAGAACTGCGAGCCGTCCAGCCCCTCGGGGACCCTGAAGTAGAACTGCCCGTCGCCCACGGCGACGCTGTCAGCCCAGTCCACTATCTTCCTCTGGACGTAAAAGCCGCCGTCAGAGCTGCCTGACCCGGCGTCGTCCCACGACATGTAAGCCCTGCCGCCGGTAAGCGTCATCTTGAGGTAGTCTCCCGTCGTTCCCTTGGCCGCCGGCAGGACGTATACCGTGCCGTCGTTGGTGGACGGGGACCTAAGCACCACCGAATGCGGCACCGCCGCCAGGTCCTGGAAGTTCAGCGTGCCGGGGGTGGTCGCGTCGATCGGGACGACGTCGATGTCGTTCGTCGCGAGAAGCTGCTCGATGCTGCTGTTGGTCGCGGAAGTCCCGATCGTCACCTCGACCTTCCCGTCCGGGATCGGCTGGACGGCGCTTATGTCCACGCCGTCCGCGGCCTTCAGGTCGATCTCGGTCGTCGCGCCGACCGCGACACCCTCGACGTCCACGGTCACCTCTCCGGTCACGTCATCCACGTTGAACGTGACGCCGTCGAGGTCGACGTCGCCGGTGCGCCGGTCGAGCATGAAGCCCTGCCTGCCCTTCACGTAGTTGTCGGACACGATGACGCCGTCGTCCTCCTCCTTCTGGAGCTGCGGGGACTCGATGTCCTTTAGCTTGCGCTCGTCAAGAAGCAGAGACGTCTTCTTGATCATCAGGTCCGTAAAGTCGTTGGCGATGCTCATATTTTTCTATTGGGTGATGTTCGACTCGATCTGCAGCCCGTCAGCGTCCTCGAGGGACTGCGCGAACCTCACGGAAAGCGAGGTCACCCGCGTGCCGTTCGGCATCGAGTGCCTTAGCGAGAACGATATCCTGCGGCACTTCGGCGGGGTAAGCTCGTCGGGGTTAGGGGAGGTCACCGGTATGACGCTCACGCCCTTGTTGAACTCTCCCTTCAGCTGATACCACTCCCCCTCGTCGAGCCTGGCGAACACCTGCCCGCCGCTGCCCCTGTCGCACTCGATGACTACCGCCGACGGGTAGGCGATGGTGTCCGGAGTCGAGGACAGCTGGATCGGCACGGTGTCCGCGCGGAAGAAGACCTCCTCCTCGCTGGAGCTGCCGTCGTCCTCCTTGTCCCCGTAAAATGCCTCGAACGCCTTGACGACGTAAGGCACCTGCCTCTCGTGCTGGAGGTAGGCGATCGCGTTGGCCCTCTCGCCCTCCGACCAGTTGCACATGAAGTCCATGGCCTTGTCCGTATGGACGTACCAGTTGTCCAGGCGGATGTCGTAGTCAATCGTGCAGTTTTCTATTACCTTGTCGACCGAACCGTCTGCCTTGTAGAGCGTCACCTCGCCCAGGTGCCACATGAGGTGGAAGCCTGACCTTACGGACGATGCCCTCTCAATGTCGGTCTTCTTGGCGCCCGTGATGTATGCCTCGACAGGCGTGGATATTACCTTCGGGGACGCAGATCCGGGAGTCCACTGGTAGACGCCGGTATAGTCCAGGCCGTATCCGCTTCCGAAGGCCGATACGAAGCCGTTCGGCGAGCAGACGCCGATGCCCAAACCGGATCCAGTGAGCCTGTAGGTGTCCCACCACGCGAAACTGTCCCTGGACGCTATCGCCAGGTAGTCGCCGACGACGCAGAGCGTGTTTATCGAGTTGGCGCCCTCCACGCCGGGCAGGACGAAGTCGTCGTAGCGCTTCATCTCCTCGTTGCCGATGCCGGCGTCCGCCCAGCGGAAGACTCGGTCGGCGTCAAGGTCGTGGGTGCCGCTGACCCACAGCTCGTCGGAACTGAGGATGTCGGCCGTAGTGGCGCTGACGGTGATCGTGTACGTCCCGGTCGCCTCGGACTTCCCGGTGACCGTGAGCGTTTCTATCAAGGTAGACCCTCGCCACACCTCGAGGGTGTCCGTCGCGAGGATGTACTTGGTGTCCGACACGTTCAGCGTCGTGGCTCCCGCGGCGAAGTCGCCCTCCACGAGGGACACGATGCCGAGAAGGGTCGAGGAGAAGCGCACGTGGTCGTGGAACCAGCGCGGCGTGCCATCGATCTCTAGCCAATAGTCGCCGATGTAGAGGCGGCCCTTGTAGTAGGCGATCTTCCTTCCTTCAGGGGCCCCGTTGAGGTTACCCCCGGGGGCCACGTACGTGGTAGTGCCGTCTGGCATGACGTAGCGGATGGGGACGTCACCCCCGGCAACGTACAGGCACCCGTCGGCGATGCACGACGACAGCAGGGAGTACTCCAGCTCATATCCTATGTTAGTGCCGTGTCCGGCGAGCGGTACCCATGTCGTATAGTCGAAATCTAGGTACTGGATGGTGCCGTTTCCGTCCCCGACGACCCTGTAAAGGCCGCAGTTGCCGCTCGGCGACCCGCTGATGCTGGACGTGTACTCGTTCGGAAAACGAAAAATACCGCCCGCGAAATGGGAGGTCCCGTCGTCGCCAAGTTGCGTCGATCCCTTGGCCGTCTTGACGGTGCCGGCCTGGTCGCAGGTGGCGTTCTCCATGTGCCGAAACTCCCCGGCCTTCGACAGGTTCGGGGAGGCATATGAGTTTATGCCGTCAAGGGCGCGGATTGAAGTTAGTTGCTGGTCCATGTCGTTTTTAGCTCCAGGCCTGGTCGGAGATTCCGAACGAGTCCATGGAATTATCCAGGTTGATCGCCTGGGCCACTATCTCCTTGACCTCATTGTCGAAGAGCGCGTAGTGCGCGGCAAGGTCCGGACGCTTGGTCGCCGTGGAGGCGCGGAAGAGCATGTAGTCCTTGAGGATGTTGAAGCCGCGCTTCGGCAGGTCGATTACCTGGTGGTATGACGTCAGCTCAGCCTGGAGCTTCTGGTACCTGTAGGTGACGGTGTAGTCCGACGTCGGCGCGGGGGAGAACTCGATGTACTGCCCGCGGATCGTGTAGCGAGTGTCAATCCAGTCGCCGCTGTCGTACGTGTCGCGCGACGGCGTGGGATCAAGCCTAGTGCCGTCGACTGTCATGTACAGCATCTCGTCGAAGTCCTCCGGCAGGAGGTACTTAGATGTGCCGGACACGACGGCTATGGTGTCGGTGCCGTCGGACGAGGCATGATCCTCGTTGACCATGCCGTAGGCGTTGCTGACCTTGTCGTACGCCTCGTTCAGCCACTCCATGGCCATGTCGAGGGTGACGTGCTTGCGGTCGGTGGAACCAAGCGTCATCCAGAATGAATCGAGGACCCGCTTGACGGTTCGGCGCGAGAAGTTGGAGTACGGTATCGGCGACGTTGAAGCCGCGATGTCGCCGCTGTCGGAATTGAGGAACACCGCCCACCCGTACCCCGTGGAATGGGACGTGTCATCCACTTGCGTGTACCAGGAATCGGTATGGACCGTCACGGCTGCCCCGACCGGATTATCGGTGTCGAACGTGTCCGTGGCAGTCCAGTAGAACTGTACCTTGTCGTACGGGACGCGGGTGACGCGGGTAGTGTCGGGGTGGGCGAATGACGTAGTGCCGTTCAGGTTGAAGGTTGACGTGCCGAAGCTGTCGATCTGCACGATCTCGGCAGTTTCCGTGCCCATCTCGCCGACGAGGATGAAGTCATCGGCGGAGAACCCGGAATCCATCACCCTAGCGGCGGCGACGGCATTGACCCCTGACGCGAGGTTACCGACCGTGAACGTGTAAGGCTGAGACTTGGTCAACAGCCTATTATCTGCTCGGAGGATAGGCATGGATATTTTTTAGCTTAACCCAGCGAAGTTCGACCCTGATGGCGAGTTCGTGGTTCCCGCGAGGCTTGATGCCTCGTCGAGCGTGAAGGTAGTGACGAAAGTCTGGTCGGCCGAGACCTCATTAAAGTCGACCCCGACTGACGTCGTCTTGAAATGGTAGGTGTAGGTCGGGATCAGGTCGGCAAGGGTGACCGAGTGGTTCTTGGTCAGCTCGGCATGATAGATGAAGTTGCCGTAATCAGTATCCAGGCCGTAGTCGACGCGGGAGTCCGAGTCGACGTCTGTCGTCCACTCGACGACGTATTGTGTAGCAGGCATGTGAGTGGTCGCTTATTTGCCTAAGCGCCTGACCTTCTCCCAGTAGACCTTGCCGGCGATCTTGTCGCTGATCTCCTTGGAACCGTACCTCTTCGCGGCCTTCTCGGAGATTCTCTCGAAGTTACCGGTGGATTTTGCCTGGCCTACGCGCTTCAGCGCGGCCTTCCTGGAAGCCGTGCTCCTCTTGGAGCTCTTGGCCTTGCGGACGGCCTCGGCCTTCTTGGATTCTGTTTTTGCCATGGGTGTTATTGCGTTATTTCGAGGGTGCGGCCGCTCCCGCGGGTTGGCGCGGAAGCGGCCTTCCACTCTTACATCATGTTGTTCGTGACGTTCACCCAGCTCGGGCTCTCGTCAGTGCCGTTGTTCACGTACAAATCGTTACCGTCGCAGGCGAACTTGCCTGCGGTTGGTGGAATAGCGGGAATAACATCCGAGCCACCGTCGAGGGACCCGTCGTCCGGGGTTAGCGTGATGCTGCCGGACATAGTGGTGAGACTGAGGTCGTTGCCAGCGATGCCAGCCACCTTGGCAGACAGGTCAACCTGGTTGCCACCAAGCACTGCATCCACGTCGGCATTGTCAGAGAGAATGGCGTCGGCTAACGAGCCGAAGCCTTGAGCCGAGCCGTTCAGCCACTCGTCGTATTGCCCGGGAATACCGTCGACGCCTCCTTCAAGGTGTCCCGAGACAGGCGAGACTGACATTGTCCCCGTGTTCCCTACGCCGAGGGTGAGGGGAAGACTGTTGCCCGCGGCTCCGGCGACGCTTGCCGTCAGGTCAACGTTGTCCGCATTCGTCACGGCCGTGATGTCGGTGTTGTCGGAAATGATGGCTTCGGCGAGCGTGGAGTACGGGGAAGCTGACCCGTTGAGCCACTGAAGGGTAGCGCTAGAATCGTACAGGTAAGTGCCACTGACAGTATCCGCTGCGGCCATCCTACTGAAATCGGAATTTGCTTCGATGGCGTTACCGGTAACAGGTTCAGTGGTCCACGTCGACCCCTGGTTTTCTGTCTTGTAGACCGTCCCTGCAAAAATTCCTAAGAGTATCTTCTGACCGTCATCGCTTACCCTGACGTTCGTCCATGTAGCAGTCTGACTCTTCAGCGTCGTCCAGTCCGTACCACCATTTATGGAGATGTAGACATACCCGTTATTCTCACAGGCGACTATGACGCTGCCGTCTGAGTTGCAACCTATTGCCTTCCAATTATGGTCCGTATCGCCAAGCGGCTGCAATTCTGCCCAAGTGGAACCGGAATCCGCCGACTTGAATATCCTTCCGTATGGAGTAGAGCTTTCCCAATCAGAGTAGATGACTACTGAACCATCGGCGTCGCAGGCGACATTTAGGGAATTGCTAAAGATGTTGTCTGCCAGTGACGATCTGACAATAGACCAGTTCACCCCACTGTCTGTGGTCTTATAGACTCCTAAGGCTGACATGTAATTCATGTAATTTCCTACACCAGCATACGCGACCGCCCCGTCTGCAGATATGCAAGACCCCTGTACCAACTCTTGTTCACTGTTTACCATGAAACGGTTGAATGGGCCTTGAGCATTGACAGGACCCATATACAGGTAGGAGCCTGTGTCCATATTATTCTCATAACCACCCATTACCATCTTCGTACCGTCTTCCGACACCGATACGGACGTCAGGTATGCGTTAGCTACATAGTCGTTATCCCAAGTGGTGCCGAAATCACTGCTCGTGTATATGGCCTCACCACCCGGTACAAAAGCCACGTTGTCCCCACCGAAAGAAAGCTGTTTACTTCCGATACCTGTCTGCGTAGACTTCTCTTCCCACGTACCCCCGGCACCCCCGGCTGCCGTGTACTGCACGCTACCCACGGTGACCGTGTCCGCCGCGATGGCACCGCTGACACCCACGACGAACCCGGAGGCGGCTACGCCAGGTATGCCAGGGTCATAATGCCTTGTGTAAGTCCCAGTACCCACGGTAACCGTGTCCCCATCCGACGATCCGGACAGATTATCTATCGTGCCGCTCGCCTTGACCGCTGGCTGTTCCGCTGCCCCGTTCGTCGGAGTCGTACCCGTGAGCAGCACCTCTCCTAGAATAACGTCGACAGTTGCCTTCTTGTTCGCTCCTCCCTGGACTATCGGCACGTACTCCGCTCCCGTCACTGACGAGGCTGCAGTCATCGCCGAGATTTTTGTGTTTGCCATTCTGTCTCTTTTTTATTTTTGATTAGTCCTCCATGATGAGGCTGTCGCCGGACTCAAGCAGGATAGTGTCGCCTGTCTCCATGAGCATGAGGGATTCCGTACTGCATCCGCCTCTCGTAGGCACGTACGTCCTCTGCCCCACCTGGACTTGGTTTCTGTTGGCCATGTTGTTCTTGGTTACTTCTTGCCCTCGTCCATGAAGTGCGAGATGAGTATATCCATCTTCTCATTCATTTTCGTAAGGCCATCCTGGATGTGGGTCAAGTGGTTCGTGTTCATCGTCTGGAGGCCGCAGATGATCTTCCACCCACCGTACAGGAGGGCGACGAAGGCCAGCGGGCCCAGCCCGAGGTCAACTAATGACGTGATGCTTTGGATGTCCATATGTCGTCACCTAATCGGTGTACTCGTTAGCCGACCCTAATCGGTTGGTCTGGAAGTGTGCGTCCATGTACAGCAGGCCGAAGTTTCCCGTATAGGTATCCGCGCCGTCACCTGCTGAATTACGCGTCACCTTCACCAGCAGGATCGACGAGTTATGCTCCCCGCTCAGGGGACCTATGTCCTCGACAATGTCGGAGACATAGTGGGTATTGGCCGCCTCGCTTCCGGTGAACGTAATCGTCTTCGTGTCTCCCGTCCAGGAGACGAGAGCCGGGACTGCCGCCCCAAAGTCGACCCACGCGTACTTGTAGTCGAGCTTAACCGTCTGGCCGGCTGTCGGCTGGGCGGACAGCAGGTAATGGACATGGATTGACTCAATCGCCGTCCCCAGTGCCTTCCGGTGGCTGAACTGGAGCTTCTGCTGGACGTAGTCGTCAGCGCCTGCGGCAAGCCACGGAATAATGAACCCCGTGTCCCCCACCTGGGCCTCGGTGTACTGGGACGCCCCCGTGAGGGCGGTCTGCACGTCGCCAAGCTGGTCATCGTGCATGTAGCCGGCCTCACGGGTGATTTCAGTAGCCATATGAGCTAGACGAAGCGAACGGTGGCGGAGACGTAGTTGCCCCCGACCGTTTTAATAAACTCGGTGCTGGAGATACACCAGACGATGCCTGACGAGGCGGTCAGCCCGTTTGCCAGGAAGTCGACTGCCACGAGGCTGTCGGCCCCAGTCGTGTGGATGACCTTGACAGGCGTGCGTAGCATGGTGACTGCCCCATCTGCAGGCAGCGACGCGGCATCAAGGAACTGGATGTAGTATGTGGCGGACGGCGCCGTGCTGTCGATGCGCCCGTCGAACTCCCTGATGACGCCGGCAGATGCCTTAGCCACACTGGAAGCTTCGAGGGCAGCGGACTGGTCGACTGACCAGATGGGTGTCGTAGACTCCCCTACGGTGCCAATGGAAGCGGTACCGGCAGGCAGCGCCTCGCCGAACTTGATGTCGCCGATGTAGGTGGCATCCGTGATGTTATTGGCCGGGACTACGGATAGGGATGCTGCCATGGCCTGCTGCCCGATGTTGCCAGCAGGGAGGCTTACGATGTCCACGTTTCCGATGTTGTTGTCTCCGGCGGCAATGGACGCTACGTCTACCTGTACCTCGGTACCGGCGACGCAGCCGGCCAACGCTGACGTGTCAGCGTCAATGGTAGCGAGAGTGGACTCGGTGGCCGCTCCTGTCGGAAGAGCTGAGGAAGCGACGGTAACAGAACCTGTGTCGCACGCGGTAACCTTGCCGTTCAAAGTCGATAGTGTAGCCTCGGTGGCCGCTCCTGTCGGAAGCGCTGAGCTTACGACGTCTACCTGTACCTCTGTGCCAGCTACGCACCCGGCCAACGACGAGGTGTCGGCATCGATAGTCGATAGGGTTGCCTCGGTAGCCGCTCCTGTCGGAAGAGCTGAGGAAGCGACAGTAACAGAACCTGTGTCGCACGCGGTAACCTTGCCGTTCAACGCAGAGAGCGTGGCTTCCGTTGCGAGAGTGGCGACAGTAGCTTCGGTGGCGGCGCCTGTCGGAAGCGCTGAGGAAGCGACGGTGACAGAACCAGTGTCGCACGCGGTAACCTTGCCGTTTAATGAGGAAAGCGTAGCTTCCGTTGCGAGAGTGGCGACAGTAGCTTCCGTCGCGGCGCCTGTCGGCAGTGCCGAAGAAGCGACGGTAACAGAACCTGTGTCGCACGCGGTAACCTTGCCGTTCAACGCAGAAAGAGTGGCTTCCGTGGCGAGAGTGGCGACAGTAGCTTCGGTCGCAGCGCCGGTAGGCAATGCGGAAGCCTGGACGTCAACGTAGAGTCCGTTCGCCCCGACCGTGGCTCTGGTGTCGTCGGTGCTGTTCTTGATCTCGACGGCGCCGATCTCGATGTCGGCAGTCTCGAGGTTGACGGCCAGCTCGCCGTCGCTATTCACCTTGAGAGCCTGCGGGTTGGTGCCGTCGCTTCCCATGATGAGCAGACCCTTGGAAGGGGTACCAGTGCTGTTTGTGTAGATTGCATCGTCGATCAGCTCGACGGCTGTCTTCACGTCTCCGACTGTGGCTTCGGTAGCGAGGTTAGTCGTGTCGCAGGCGACGATCTTCCCGTCGATGGACGAGAGAGTCGCTTCCGTCGCGGCTCCCGCGGGAAGCGCGGATGCCTGGACGTCGACATAAAGGCCGTTTGCGCCTACTACCGCTCGAGTGTCGGTAACGCCGTCCTTGATCTCGACGGCGCCGACCTCGATGTCACCCTCAAACGTGACTCCTACTCCGCTCACCGAACGGCGGTACTTATAAGTGACGGCTATCGTCCCGGCGTTGCTGTCCCTCATGTAGATGACCTTGCCGGTCTCATAGATGACGACATACTCCCCGTCGTCCAGCTCATTATAGAGGGATACGGAAGTCTCCGCAGCGTCCTGGTCGACGTACGTTACCGCTGACCTGTTGTTAAGCTCGGTGAAGCTCACCTCAGTGCCGAAAGCTGTTCCCGTAAAAACCAACGACGTGTCGTACGAAGTTCCGATCCTGTCGCCGAGTGCGGCTGCTACCGGACCGAACGGAAGCTGGAGGTACCCCAGCTCGCCGGCGGACCCTGCTGTCAGGGTGGCGGTGTAACTGTGGTTTACTATCTCAGTTGCCTGGGATATGTCGGAAATAGGCAGGGGAAGTCTCGTGCTGAGCTTCTCGAACCTTGAATTGCCCGTTACCATGTTGTTTTTGATTAAGATTTGTTTTTTGTCTTGGCACGAAACGGCGCTAATATATCCGATTTTTTGAAGTCGATCTTCAAACCGAGAAGCCCCAGCCGCTGTGGCTGAGGCAGAAGTGATTACTCCTTGGGCTCCCGTGGTCTGAATAGCGACACAGGTTTCGTCGCTCTCATGCGACCGTAAATGACGGTAAAGATAGCGGCGACGTCGATGAAGGCAAAGATTCCGTCCAACACTGCCGTCCTCATCTCCGAGGCCATCTCGATCCCGAACGCGTTGCGCAGGATGATGGCCAGGCTCGATACGAGCGCGACCGTTGCGGCCTTCAGGGTGAGTGACTCGGACGGTGTGATGTAATCGTCACCAGAGTCGCCTACAGCCTTCACTATGCCGCGCTTCCTGGCCTCGGGCTTGGTGATGAACAGCCACTGCGTGCCGACGCTCGTGTTCGTGAACACGTCCTCATACCCCCAATACCCGTAGGCAAGTGCCGAGATCTCGCGGTTCGTTGGAAGGCGGCCGATCTTCGACTTCAGCCACGGGTTGAAGGCGATCGACTGCTCTCGCATGTACGACGACCAAGTCCTCGCCTGGCCGTACCGGTTGTCCACGGGACAGACCACCGGGATGTCGAGACTGGTCCAGATGTCCCAGACATAATCCTTGAAGAACGAGTACGGGAGCCAGAACTCACCGTCCTTGCCCCACCACTTCCCCCAAGAGTTCTGGATGCGCACCGCGCCCACCGTGCCGTCGAGGCACTTGTGCGCGTCATCGTACCCACGGGCCTTCACGGCATGCCCTCCGACGAAGCTGCTCGCCGGTGGCTTGGGGATGTCGCCGTTGGCGTCCGGCCTGTTGAACTCGCGGTGCCATGCCATCGAGAGGACGGCTGTCTTGCCGTCGGCTCCGATGAGGTTACGGAGCTCATCGACCGTATTGAGGCGCCAGTAGGAGTTGATCTTCCTTACGGAAGCGTCAACGTCCATTCCCTGGCTGATGTGCCGGACGCTGATGTAGTCCTCCCACGATAGGTCGATTGGAGGTTCAGGGTCGAGCGCCTCGAGGCAGGTACCTGCTTTCTGCCCGACGATGAACGCGTTGCGGGTGTAGGCGCCGTATTCGGTGTTCCCTTCATATTCCTTGGTTCTTGCCATCCCGTAGCGGGCTGACATGTTGACCCCCTCGTCGTGCTCGCGGTGGGCGGAGAAGGCCTGATTCGTGCAGGAACCCCGCGAAAACTGATTCTTCAGCCCATACGGGTTCGGTATGTCGCGTGCCGGAGGGAGTCCCGCGGCAGGCGCGGCCACCGTGGCGTAAGAGTAGTCGCGAAGGTCATCTACATCCTTGATGACTCCGAAGTCAGTGTTATCCGAGAGGGCAATCGCGGCCTCACGGGAGTAGATGGACTCCTCGTTGCGGGACTCGTCAAGTAACACGTCTGCCTCATTGTTCTTGGCGTGGCCCCTCATCATCCTATCTTGTCGCTTGTTGCGCTTGGACATGTGGGTTGAGTGTTAAGCAAATTTTTTTTGCGTTCGCATCACCAATCGTGAGTTTCTTCCTGAATGGCACACTGCGCTACTTCTTTTTCTGCTTATGCTCGATGACAGGAGGGGTAAGAGATTCTTCAGAGTTCAGGTCGCTCTCCAGTTCCTCCCGTTTCGGGATGGAGAACTGGGTGCCTTCATCGGCTACTGTCACCTCAGGGGCATCATCTCCGATGTATCCGGTAGCGGCGTACCCTGACGTCACGATGTCTACTTCCTCAGTGTCCACCTTACCGACGACGGGTTTATCGGAGATGCGGGCCTTCTCGGCGGCAAACTCCGCGCGCAGCCTGTCCTCCTGTTCCTGCAGCTTCTTCTGGACGATCTCACCCGCGATCCTCGCGGCCTCGCTGACGATCATTTCCTTGATGTCCGCCTTTGGGGTTCCTCCGGACTTGACCGGGGAGTTCCCGTCAAAGCTGATGCTTGTGTAGTTCGGGCCAGGCGTCTTAGGCGCCTTCACGCTGTTGGTCTCGTCCTCCAAGAACTCGATTCCGTATCGCGGAGAATTTCTCAGGAGCTCGGCGATTCCCTCATCATAGGTCGAGTATGACCCGTCGGTGAACTTCGCCCTGATGGCTGGAGTCGCCGGGATACCGAGAGCCTGGTTTCCGTCATACCCGTTCTTGATGACCGGGCAGTAGTTAGGGAGGCGAACTGACTTGAAAACGAACTTCTGCATAATGTTTTGTTTAGGAATAGTAATTTTTTACTGAAAGGGGCGGGGAGCACCGCCCGCCGCAGAACACGCGGCATAGGCCTGCGGGTTCACGGAATCTGGAAACTTCCCGCCCCTTTTTTTATTTTTTTTTCCTCTTGGACTAGAGCACCTCGCCCCAAACCTCGAGCAGGCCGGCGTCCGCGATGGAACCGGCGTCCTTGACGACGAACAGGAGTTCAGCGTCGTTGTCGGCGGTCAGGCCGGCGAAGTTCGCGGCGCTGGAGACGTCGAAGACGGTCGTGCCAGTAGTGTCGACGGAGGCGACGCTGAGGATGGTTTCCTCAACTGTGCCCTTGCGCTTGATGACAAGCACGCTGGCTGCGGCGGCAGTGCCTACGTTCAACGCGTAGTTGAACTTCTTGGCGACGACCTTCTTGCCCTTGGCAGCCTCCTTCCCGACCGCGCGATTCGGGGTCAGACAGTAGGCATAGCGGAGGGCGGCGGAAGTGTCGAGCTTGGCGTCATAGACGCCACCCACGCCTTCCACGACGGCCGCGGAAACCACGCCGGTGACGAGGGCATTAACCGGGGTAAGGGATCTCTCGACATCGAGGAGCTTGCACTCCCAGCTGGTGGTCGAGTTGATCTTGTCGGCAACGGCACCCATGGTCGTATAGGTGGCCCAATCGACAGCGGTAGTTCCTGCGGAGTCGATGAGGGTGATGTCGGTGGCGGTCGTGACGGTCACGGAAGTGACGGACAAACCGGCCTTGTTGCGGATGCGGAGGCCAACGGACTGGTCGTTGGTAAGCTGGGCGATGACGCCCTTCTTGTTGAACTCGCGTTCCTCGTGAATTGCGGACATGTTGTTGTTGTTTTACAGGAGGGCGGACGTATGAGCCTTACGGCCCTTTACGCCCGCCCTCCCTGATTAGATCTGCCTGGGGACTAGGCCTCGACGCCGCGGAGCATGGCGCACTTCTGAATGGTGGTGCGCTGCAGGCCGGCGGTCGTGCGGTACTCGTCGATCGAGCCCTTGAGACCCTTGTCCTGGACGTCGCGAACGAGCTGGGTGTCAAGACCCTTCATGAAGCGGTACTTGAAGCAGTTCTGGACGTCGAGCAGGAGAGCCTCTCCGGCGTAGGAACCGACAAGCATCGGGTGCTTGACGATGCCCATCTCGCCTTCGACGGACATCCAGCTGTAGATCTTGACGCCATAGCTGGTGTCGCCGACCTCAGTCTTGATCTGGCCGAGGGACGGGAGCTGGATCGCGGCGAGCACGTTGCCGCCGGAGTAGAGGGTCTTCTTCTGGGAACCGTAAGTGTTGCCCTCGCGGACGAACGCGTTCAGGTCGCTGACCGACAGGGCGCCGGTGGTCTGGTCCTGGACGTAAGCGCCGCCGGTGAGGATGCCCTCACGGATGCCGCCGGTCGCGGTCAGGAGCATGCCAGTGGTGGCATCAGTGGTCTCCTTGCGCTCGCCGAGGATGAAGGCGCGCTCGATGTCGCGGGCGTGCTCGATGCCCTTCTTGGTGATCTGGCGCATGCGCTCGTCACCGGTGTAGTTCTCGGAAGCCTTGGCGATGTCGGAGATGGCGACGGCCTTGTTGAAGATCTGGACGAAGTTATAGCCCAGGGACTTCGTGGTGGCGTTGGCGTTCGGGGTGGTGCTGAACTCAGAATGGGCGGAAGCGACCAAGGTGAGGGTATCAGCATCGGCGCCGGCAGCGGCAACGGTAGTACCGAAGGCACGCTCGGCGGCGAGGACCGTGAAGGTCGTATCGGACGGGACGGTGGCAACGCGCATGCGCTCGCCGGTGCGGTCGTTCACGACGACGTCGCCGGGGACGAAGATGCGGGCCGGAGTGTCACCTGCACCAGTTACGGTGACGGTAACGGCACCGGAAGCGGCATAAGTACCGCTGACCTTGCAGGACGTGCCGGAAAGGTAGTCAGTGAACTCCTGGAACTTGTAGGAACCGGTGACTTCCTTGAGGATGCCAGCGCCCTTCCAAGATCCAACCTTGGCATCGTAGTTCTTGCCGACGTTGGTGATGGTGGCAAGCAACGGGGACTCGTTCGAGTCGAGGATGCCGATGGAATTAGAGATGTCGAGCTTTAGGGAACCTTCGGTCTCGTTATCCTTGATGCCCCAGGCGCCAGTATTGGCTACGGAACCTGTCGGGCCGGAAACGTGATCCGGTTCGGTGTAGTACGGAAACGGCATATTTGCTGTTTTCTGTTTTTATTTTTTAAAGATCCACCGATAATAATATTGAAACTGGATGAGCTATCTGAGCGTCTTCGCCATGCTCATGAGCGCCTCCTCGAAACCCTCCTTGGTCCCGACGGCACCATGGCCCGCTCCGTTGCCGCCACGGGCGGCCAACATCTTCTGCTCCTCAATCATGTCCTCCTCGACCTTGCTTGAAGCCTCGGCGCTGAGCTTCTCATACTTGACCATCTTATAGACGTTATCAAGCGGGAATGACTCAAACTCCGGATGTTCATCGTACCAGTTGGCGATTCCTTCTCGGTACTCGTCAAAATCCGGGACTGTCTCAGCGAAGTCGCGGACCTCATTGGCCAGCTTTATGGCCTCGAAATCCTCGCTAAGCTTGTCCACCTTTCCGATCTTGCCGTCAGCCTTGGACAGCTCCTCGGCGATAAGGCTCCTGACCTGCTCGGCAAGGCCAGTGGGCACGTCGGCATTCTTCGCCGCCTGCTTGACTTCCGCTTTTGTCGCGGTTCCGTCAAGGATGCCCTTGACTACTTCAGGGTCAAGCTTGTCATTCATCACGGCATTGAAGATGTCCTCTCGACCCTGGACCTTCTCCAGGAACGGCTTGAGGTCATTCTCGTTGCGCATCTTTTCATCGAGCTGCTTCTCGAGCTCGTCGAGGTCATGTTGAGTAATTTCAGCGATGTTCATATTTTTTTATTTTTCCTCTCTATCTTAATTATAACACATGGTTTAGCCTTTTTGCTCCTTTTTTGCCTCCTCGAGCGCCTCCCGCGTGGCTTCCATGTTACCCAGGAGCCCGCCAAGGGCCGCACGGATACCCTGGGAGATCAGGATCTCGTGCTGCCCTTGGGCCGTCAGGGGGTCATGCGTGGCGTTGGCCACCATGCTATCCTCAACCTTGCTACTTAGGTAAAAGTTGAGCGCCTTGACTATCTTCTCGTCGTTGAGTATCATGTTTGCCGCCGCGAGAATCCTCTCGTCTCTTTCAGGTAGAATGCTCATCGCTGTATTGACTTAGCCTGGTTTAGAATAGAAGCACCAGTGTCCGAGGCGCCACGCAGCGTCGGTATGTTAGTGTCGACCTTCCCTGACCGATTCATTCCGCGTGGGTTTGTCGTGTCAGGAGCGGCCGGCGGTACCTGATTGGGGTCTAGCATCATAGGCTGCGAGGCTGCCGCGAACGGAGACTGCTGGGCCCCCCTGTCCTCCAGCTCCTTGAGTATCGCGTTATATGCCTCGGGGGATATGGCCGATGAGGTTCCTGACTCATCAAGGTACTTCTGGAGGTCGTTCTGCTCTACCGGAGCCTGCCCATCTGCACCATCAGCCGGCATGGCTTCCTGCCCCTCAACCACCAGCTTGTCCACCGGATAGGCAAAAGGCACGAGGGTCATGCTGAGCAGCTTGCGCTTGTCGATGAACGGGAACTGGACCAGCAGCTGGAAGAGGTCCATGGCCTGCTTCTTGTCGACGTCATTCCTGCCGGAACTGGACGGCTTGACCGTGCTCTTGAAGTCGTAATTACCCTTGAGGTCATCGCGACTGATCACAGGCCACGACAGCTGCCCGTCTGACCCTGTGACGCGGATTGCCATGCTCTTCGACATGAACTGCCCCCACATGGAGATCCACAGGCGGTGTAGGTCGGAATAGCCGTCTCCGAGGTGGTTGATGAACAGCCTGACCCGCTCCAGCGTGGCCTCACGGAGGTGCCTGACCTCGGTGGCGCTGCCGCCGCTCTGTACGCCTCGGGACGCGTCGTCCACGCCAGTCGCGTAGGCCATGTCAGCCTTGAGGAGCGACTCCTCCTGGTATGCGCTCTGCTTGACGTCCGAGAACTCGACCGGCCGCACGCCGTTCGGGTCTGGCGACCAGATGATGCCGAACGGCCTGACTGCCAGGTCCTTCTTCGCGATGTTCGCGTTCGGGTTGACGATCCACATCTTGTGGATGTTGAGGAGCATTGCGTCGAGGCGCTGGTTCTTGATCGTGTTGAGCATCGTCTGCATGCCGTCGAGCTGCTCCGGCAGGGAAATGCCCTCGTACTCGAACGGGACCTTCATGTACGGGATATGGATGATGCCCGTCTCCTTGTGGTTGTACACGATCGGCAGATCGAACCCGTCGTATATCGGGACGTTATTGATCGTGACGGCAATAGTGCCGTCAAACTCGGAAATCCTCTCCTTGACCTCATGGAACCCGAGCTTGGGGTCTATCGCCGTGACATACCTTCCCGCACCGAACGAATCCACCCCGCCCTCGGCCATGAACTTAGGACGTTCTGACTTCTTCAGCGTCCTGATCGCCGCCCAGTCCTCGAGACTTTCCGGAGTGGCCTTGAACGCCAGCTCAAGCCGGAGAGGATCAGCCATCGGGTAATCACGGCGTATCTGTGGCTCGTTTAGGAGCTTTCGACGGTAGAAATACTGCTTTGACTTGTGTGTCTTGTTGCGATGATCGTAAAGGAGGGTATAAGGGTCTATAGCCTCGGCAAACGGGGCGTCATAGACCGTTACAGTCTTCTCGACCCACTTGCCCTTCGCTTTCCTGCCCTTCTCTCCTGCCTTGTTCACGTCCTTGCCGACATAGTACCTGGCCGTCTTGACCTCCTTCTTCCACCACGTCTGGATCCATGAGTTGCCGTAGACGAGCGCAGACCTAACGACCTCCTCGTTCGTGGCGTCCATGTTAGCAAGATCCCAGTTGTACTCTCCGATATTCTGTAGGTGAACGGCGTTTGCGTTGTCCTCGACAGACCTCCCGACGACACCGAAATCGGGGCGCGCATCCACGATGCGCGGCATGAGCGCCTCGACTGTAGAGTTAGTGAACGGGATCGCGATGTTGTTCTGCCAACCCATCACAAGCCCGCGCCTGGTCTCAGGCCACGACATGAACAGCGCATACGATCGGTCGTACCTGGGCTTCATGTAATTGAAGAAGTACTCCTTGGCGTCGTCGTACTGGTCATTGAATCTCGAGAGCTTCTGCCTTTCTTCCTTTCCGAAATTGTCAGGATCGTAAAAGCTTATTTTTCGTGTTAAATTAGCCATTTTGTTTTGTTTTTTGAATCACCGAATGAACTGGCTTATGTCCGGCTGACTAAGGTCATAGTCACCCACCGTCTGAGAGAAACCCTGCACTGCGAGCATTGCCGACATCACGGAATCGTCATGACACCCCGACGCCGCCTCACCCTTTCCGTTAGCCTTCCAGACGAAAGTCATCATCTCGTTGAGGATGTCCTTGGAACGTATGATAATCGACATGTCGCGCGCGCACTTCCTGAAGTCATTGATGAGCATGCCGCGCGTCTGCTCGTTGGTTATGAAGCCCATGCGGCTTGTCATGTCCATGCCCGCCACATCGTACCTGCCGATGCGGTAGTAAACGTTAGGGTATGCCTTCTGCTTGAGGATGGTCAGGACGCTGTTGCCGTGGTTATTGACCTCGAAGACAATCAGCGCGAAGTTGTACTTCCTTCCCCACCTGTCCAGCATCTCGCCGAAGTGGTCAGGGTCTACCTTCCCGCGGAAGAACGCCACCTGCTCACCGGTCAGCCTGTCGAACATGGTCATCGTGGAGTAGTCGCCGCCGGAGATGCCCTGAGCGACGTCAGCGCCCATGACGTAAGTCCTGCCTGGGATCGGTGGCTGGTACTGGATCATCCTGTCCTCCTCGTGCACCTCGTACTCATGGGTGGCAGGATGCTTGACGTCACCGATCATGTAATGGTTCTTCATCCCCAAGTCAAGCTGTCCCCTGCGCTGCTGGGAGATTATCTTCTTGTCGAAGACCAATCCGCCCTCGACGCCGAACTCCATGCAGAACTCGCGTCGGAATCGCGCATCGTCACCGGAGTACTCCTTCCTTTTCGCCTCCATCTGCTCCTGCGTGTACTCCCACCACCAGCCGAGCTCCAGCTTGACGAAGCCGTTGTCATCGTCTGTCCACATCCGGTGGAACCTGTCGCCAGCCATCGACGGTGTCGACTCAAGAATCAACGTCCCGTTTTCAGGAAGACCACCGAGGATGGCATCCATTTTCGCGTCAAGATCCTCCCAATACGGTGGCTCACTCAGGAGCATATCCGTGAACGTATATCCGCGGCCGGCGTTCTTCGACGCGATGACCTGGATCTTCGAGTGCATCTTCCCAAACTCTATCTCCGTGCTGGTCTTCTTGGTTATCGTCGGCTTCAGCTCGTCTGGAGTCGTCTCGATGAACAGCTTGATCTTATCCATGAGCTCTCGCGCCATGGCCTGGTTGTACCCGATGATGCCCGCGCTCGTGCCGGGGACCGTTATCGCCCTGTGGTAGAGCCATCCGGCGACGGCGGAGCTAATCCCGAGCTGACGTGCCTTAAGGGCCATCACCTTCCTGTTCGTCTTCAGTACGTTGAACAGGTGAATCTGCGCCTTCTTCAGCCTGAAGTCGATGAGCTGGCCTGACTGCTTACCCTTGATCTTCACGAAGTGCTCTAGGTAGAACTTCGGGTCGCGTATTTGCTCGATTGTCAGCTTTCCCATATTTTACGCAAACAATTCGCGCGCCAACTTCTCGTCCTCAAGCCTCCTCTGCAACTCCTCCTCCGGGACGTCTGGTATGTCTATCAGGTACTGGCCGCCGTCCCCTAGCTCGGCCTCAGGCTCCTCGGTTTTCCCGATCAGCATGTCCTCCCACGACCTGCTGTGGCTCTCGCCCGCCTCTCCCTTGTCGATACCCGTCATCTTTATGAGGATGTTGAGTCCGTCGCGAACTGACGAGTCGCTGTCGGAATCGCACAGGTGCTTGACGCGGCTGACGATGTAATCCATGCTGATGCCCGCCCTGTTGAACGCGTCCATGATCTCGCGGCGGTTCTGTATCTTGTCCAGCGTCAGCATGGCACGGGTGGCCGACTCGAACCCAGCGAGCTCCGCAAGCCTGTTGGGGTTAGTCTCCCCTGAGGCGATTGCCTTGACCAGTCTCCTCACCTTGAGCATCTCGGATGCCCTGGCGGCTCCACCGCTGGGCATCACCTCCGGCTGCAGCAGTTCACCGTCATATTGATCAGACCTTTCCATACTTGCCATTTACCACTTCATCCAGCCTCGTGTCGATATCCGGATTAAACACATCATAAAGGGCGATGTCGGCCATCTCGCTTTTGTACTCCGGGTTTTCCGACTTCCTGATGGAATAGAACGTGTTCGCTGTCGCCCTTGAGATGACGTACTTCTGGTAGCCCAGCTCATCGTTGACGGAGCAGGCGTAATTGACTACGTAATTAAGGAAATCACCGTAGATCATCTTGCGTTTGCTCGCGTGCTCAAGGAGGCCGATCCTCTCGTCCATGTCCTTCACCAGTTTCATGTGAATGAATGAGCACCCTGGGAAGGGCAGCGGTATGCTGTCCAGCTTGATCACCTCGTCCGTGTTGTGGAACTTAGTGCTGTCGATTATGTCGAACCAGTACCGACGCAGGACGTATTCAGCGTCAGGGACCGTAGAGTACGACGGGCGATAGACAAACTTATGGTCAAGTTCCCTCTTGATCCTCGTCCTGAAGGCCTGCTTCTGGGACAGGAACACCAGCTTGAAGTACATTGGGTAGGCGAGCTTGGCCTCAAGCCACGTCTTCTTCAGGGCGTATTTCCACAAGTCATCGTCGACCTCCCTGCACACCGCGTCGTAATCCCTTATCCAGTCCTGGAGGTCGCGCTCCTCACCGGTGTTCTCCTTGCCCATGTACCCCTTCTGGTGAGGCTTGTTGATGTACGGCCTGGTGAGGCGTAATTCCCTCTCCCTCAGCTCGAACCTACCGCTGTTGAGGTCGACGTCCGAGTACCTCTTTGGGTAGTCCTTGATCGGACAGGATTTAATATCGTAAAAATTCGGTTGCATACTAATTTCTATTTTTTGTCTCTTGTCAGCTTACCTTGTCGCTGACAGTCAGCATGGAGCTGATAACGTAGTCGAACATGATTGCCTTGTCGACGCTCTGCGCCGCCAGGCTGTCACGGTACTGGGCGATGCCTTCGGGAGTCGACGGGTCGAACCCAGCCTTGCGGATTTCCTCGTAGATCTCCGTCCATGCCTCTCTGACCTTCTGCCTGACTGCTTCCATGTTCCCGTCATGGTGTGACTGGACCTGGCTGATCAGGTCGGCGATCATGTCCCGCGCCTCCCCTGCCTCCTCGTCCCTCTCGACGTCCATCTGGGCACCGGCCGCAGGTGCCGTGGCCGCGGCCGAATCGCCGACTGTCGCCGGCTCGAACGGTTTGTTGATAACTTGATTTTGGTTTTCCATTTTTTTGTCTTATTTCTCGTAAATGTTCATCTTGTGCAGCGGGATTCCGAGTTGCCTCGACAGCCTCAGCAGCATGTCCTCGGTGACGTTCGGAAAATTCTTCGCATACCCCTGCGCTGACCTCCCCTTAAGGGTGTGCTGGTCTCCGCGCATGAGGGACGGCAGGTAGTCGATGACCTCGTCGCTTGAGTACGGCATGCCGGGTATCTTGCCTAGTATCATCTGGGGAGCCCTAGGTATGAACGACTCACCGAGGGCGGTCGCCGCCATGCCCGTCTTCTTTGCCGTCGAGGCGTCTTCCGGGTAGAGGGGAGTGCCGACAGCCGTCTGCGCCTCGGACATCAGGTGCGGGGCGATGACGTACGTGAACAGCCATGACCCGAACGGGTCGCGGAACAGCTGTGACCTGTCGACGACCTTCATGACGTCGTCCCCCCATCCCTCCCCGTAGTTGCGCTTCGGGTTGGCAAGAAGGGAGAACGAGTACTGAGGCAGGGCGTTAGCCATGTTCAGGTACAGCGGGTACTTCTGGAAGAACGGGATCTTCATCATGGACGGCTCGTCCATGTACGAGTAATACTCCCCCTCCAGCTCCTCCCTCTCCTGCGGGGACTGCGCCCCGCCGAACTCGCGCATCGCCAGGTTCATCTTGGTGAAGGCGGCAGGGTTGGTCTGTAGGGCCGCCAGCCCCTTCGCCCCGAAACCGTACGAGTTCCCGGTGATGTCCACGGCGCCGTTCGTCCTCGCGACCCACGTCCCGTTGTCCTTCACCTTCGGGCACCAGACGGTACCCTCGTACTGGATGACTTCTGTCTTGATGTCACTGGCCTTCCTTTGGTTCCTCTCGGTGACCTCGACGGTCCCCAGGCAGGATTTCCTGGCGGTGACTATCCTGCTTGACCTTCCGGTCATGAGGCACAGCGCCTGGAACGATCCCGTAGAGTCATGGGAAACCCATCCCCTGACCGACCCGCCGGAAACGCACGCGGCATAAAGCACTTCCATCTGCCTGCGGCTTAGCGACGTCACGAGGCTCATGGACAGGGAGCAGCCGTTCTTCGAGAACGACCTGCCGACCCTCTCGATCTCCTCGTCAGTGATGTCCAATTCGGTCTCCTCGACGTAACCGACGTCGGACCCGGTGACCAGCGAGTCGCCGTCCGTCATGTCGTTCGCGGTCTTCACGTCGTACTTCCAGCCGTCGCTTTCGTACCTTGCGGTCACGCACCTGTGGTTCGGCGTCATCACGTAATCCAGGAAGCCGTCCTTGACGCTGAACACGCTTCCCAGCGAGGGAAAGACGTTCACGGCCTCGAGCTCCTTCCACTCGAGAGCCCCGGTATCGGTGTTCATGCTCATGACCGGCTCCCCGATCTTGAGCTCGCTCCACCACTTCCATCCGGACTTGGTGAGGATCTCGGTCTTCTCGTCGCGGCAGAACGAGAAGAACGTGTTGCCGGCTAGGGGAAGCGACCTCATCATCTTCACGAAGCCGGGCATGGCCGAGTAGTTCATGTAGATGTCGTCGACGACCCTCATCGCCGTCTCGGCATCGAGCTTGTACCACATGTTGCCGGTCTTCGTCAGGCTTTCCTCCGTGATGAACGGGTAGCGCCTGGCCAGCTTGAGCATCTCCGCCTCGCTTACGCCGTTGTTCACGAGGTGCGACATCGTGGCGATCTTGAATACCTGGTCGCCCTTGCCGTACAGCTCCATCGGGCTCTGGTACAGAGCCATGAAAGCCCTCGCGAACTTACCCTCGGCGCCTGCCTTGGATGCGCTGTCCCTCATGTTCTTGACCATCCTGGACGCGACGCCGACGTTGACCTCGTTCACGACGAACGACATGGAGGGGTCATCGCCGAGGATGGTGGTCGCGCTCTTGGTCGCCAACTTGGTTGCCTGGTCCTTGTACCCCCTCTTGAGGAACTCGTCGTACGCCAGCTCGTCCATCTCGCCGCTGAGCTTCCTAATCTGGTCGGCGGCCTCGCTTCCCGCATCCGAGCTCTCGAGAGCTTCAGCCAGCTTGTCGAAGAAACTGCGCCTGTCGGTTACCAGCAGCGGGTCAACCCCGAAGACCGACCTGAACGTCTTGGGGTACTTCTCCGCCATCATTAAAATCCCATCGCTCCCGAGCAGTTCCTGGAGCTTTGACAAGTCGTTCAGGTACAGGAACCTCATCGACTTCTTCACGGAACTCGTGAACCCGTGGGCTCCCACGTTGATGCCCGCAAGCATGGCGAACGCCACGTTCCCGGCGTAGGAGTTGAAGATGGACGCGGGGTTGCCGGCGAGCATCGCGGGACGGAAGACCGCGATCGCCTTTCCGTATCCGCTTAGGGTTTCCCTGGCGAACTTGTTAGTCAGGGCCCTCGCGAGCCTCCTGTCGTACCAGTCCATGCCGGTGGCGTAAGTCGAGTACGTGTCCATGAACTTCTGCGCCTCAAGCTGCCTTTCCGGCTCCCATTGCCTGAGCATGTCCGACAGTTCCGGGTCCTTGGCCTCGAACCTCAAGGCGATTGAATCCAGCGCCTCTATCACCTTCTGGGACGCCATGTGGTTGGCCACCACTTCCGATGCCACACCGGCGGTCACCGCCTCAGGGGACGTCTGGTATTTTACTTTGGCTTTTATGGTGTCAATGGCCCCGACCATCCCGTCCGATACGCGGGAGGACAGCGACTCTGCATGCGCGTTGACGGGCATGTTATTCCTTCCCTCGGCAACGCTAATGTCGCCGTCAGTCAACCACTTGTCCCGGTTCTTCAGCTCGTCAGCCATGTCCTCGGCCGTCTTCCTGATAGGCGAGTAGATGACCGCCCGGCTTAGGCCTTCACGGGCCTCGTCGCCCAGCCTCATCGCCTCGACGGCCTTGTTCGCCAGCACCTCGGTAGGGATCAACCTCTCCGATTCTGGCTTTGACAGGACCTTGCTGAGCGTCGACTGCTTGACGATCTCATCGAACTCGGCCGTCGATTCAGCAGTGGCCGTGAACAGCCTGTCGATGTACGTGGGATTTTTGGCCGTCTGAGCGACCTCACCTGTCATGAGCTTCCGATATGTCGGTGACGTGATTTCCGCTACCTTGGACGCCTTCTGGAGAAGCCCCGACTTTGCCGCGACTGCCGCGCCTTTCACGCCTCCCTTGACCATGCCGGCCCCCACCCTCGGGACTATGGCGGTAGTTCCGGCAGTCAGCCAGTTGACGGGATCGAGGGCGATGTCAAGGACGATGCCCCCAGCGAAACCGACGGCGTTTCCGCCGCCCGCCTTCCTGATGACGTCGCCGTACGAGTGGTAGTCCTCGATGGCCTTTGACAGGCCCGAGGCGGTAGTGTCCTGTCCCTGCCCGATGGCCTTGGACAGCAATGCGGAGCCGATCGCAACCGGCGCCCCCAATGCCTGCAGGCCACGCTCGAACATCGAGTAGTCCTTGGGTTCCTTCTCGGGAGTGGCTGGCCGCTTGTTTGCCCCGGAGATCCTTTCCTTCTCCTTGGCTGACCTTATCCTCTTGTCGGAGCTGATGTCCGCCTTCGACGGCGTGCCTGTATAAAACGTAGGAGACTTCTCGGCTGACGCGAGAAGCTTCTCTGATTCTTTCGGTTGGAAAATAGCCATTATTTTTTTCTGAGATTAGCTAAAACGTCATCTTCCTTGGGAATTTTGCCCTTACCGGTGATTTTCCTGAAGATGCTATCGAAAAGGTATTGCTGCGTGTATGCTGCCGACTCGAGCTCCAGTTCACCGCCCTTGCCCACTCCCGAAATTTTCTGCTGGCACCCGATAAGCACCATGTGATTCGTCTCGTGGACCAGGTTTACTACCAAGTCAAACTTGTCGCCGGTCGCGTCCAGCCAGAGGAAACACCTCCGCCCGTCAAAGCTGGTGAAACCTCCGACCCCCCCGTCCGAAGCGGCATCTAGCTTATTCTTGATGGCCTTGACGAACTCCCTGCTGGACTTTGACTTCGTCAGGTACTCGATCACTGCCTCTTTCGGGCATCCATATGCCACAAGCACATCTACCGGGAAGACGCCGAAATCCTGGACGAACAGCCTAGGGGTAGAAAGAAGTTTATTTTTTTTCATATTTGTCTAATTTTTGACTTCTACTCTAATTATATCACGTAGAAAACACAAAACCCGCGAAAAATCGCGGGTTTTTGCTCTTTTATTTCGCGTATGGACCCACTCGGTCCATGTAAGAGACCGAAAACAGCGTGTTGGCGATCAGAATCGCCACCGAAACGGCGTTCTCGAGCGCAACGCACGGCACTTCAGTCGGATCAAGAATGCCTTTCAGCCTGAAATCCGTCTGCATCATGGTAATCGGGTCTATCTCAACCCCTGACGGGGCGTTGATCTCGTCTTCCGAGAGGCCGGCGTTCAGCAGTATCTGCCTCCTGGGGGAGTCGCAGGCCATCAGCACGGCCTCATAACCCGCCGCGAAGTCATCATTCATCCCGCTGAGGTCACCGAGCTCGGTTGCGGCGTTGTAAAGCGCCTGGCCGCACCCGATCACTGTGCCGCCCACCATCGCGGCCTTCACGGCACCCACGGCATCCTCGATCCTCTGGCCGTTCTCGTGCCTCTCGGCATCCGACACGCCACCGACTGACAGGTAGGCGAACCGGAACTTCAGGCCGCGGACGCGCCGGCCGAAATGGGCTTTCTCGAAGTCTGATTCCGTCTCGGAAAGTGACTTCTGGGCGGCCGCCAGCCTGGTCTTGACCGCCTCGCTGTCGGCGTGCCCGCTTCCCATGACGTCGCAGAAGTTGCGGTTGGCGTAGACCCTGCCGAACCTGGGGGCAGTGCCAAGGGTGAAGTCGCGCATGTCGCGCCCGCTCTTGTCGCCGTACGCGACTCCCCCGCCCAAGGCGGCGATGTCGCCGCATATCTCATGACAGCGTGACCCGGAGGCCACGGCCTTGACCGCCAGCACCGGTATGCCCTGCGAGGCGAAGCGCGTAAGCGCGCCGCTCACGGCCTCCGAGAAGCCCTCGGCGACCACGAGGAGCGTGACGCCGGAACCGCCGTTCCTCGCCACAGCCACCGCAGAAACGGCTGGCGTGACGCTGTCGACGTCCTCAATGACGCTGTCGGAGGCGAGGACGGCGACGTCCTCGAGGATGCACGCGCCAATGTCGGGCATGTTGACGAACCTGTCGCTATGGTAGCCTGCCGGTATGCGGAGGCCGCGGGAGACCGAGACTTCCGTCGTCGGCCTGTTCGACAGCTCGACCTGGACGTCAAGGTCATAGTCACCGTCGAACGCCTGGTAGGCGAGGGTGCCGAGCTCTCTCGAGTTCGCGGAAACCACCGCCACCTTGAGGGCGTCATCCGGGCTGAACGGGACGCTCTCCTCTCGAACCTTGGCCTGCACGTCCGTGACCGCCTGCTTCGCCCCCTCGATCACCTGGGCGGACGGCCGGCCGTCCATCGCCCCGGAAAGCGTCTCGGCGAGGGCACCCACGAGTACCGCGGTGGTCGTGGTCCCGTCGGAAGTCTTGGCGAGGGTCTTGAGGCAGGCCATCTTGACCAGCTCGTTCCCCATCTCCTCGACCGGGTCGTGAAGGAATATCTTGCTGCTGACGCTGACGCCGTCCTTCGTCATCTCCGGCACGTTCCCGCGGTACTCGATGGCCACGTAGCGGCCGGCCGGGCCCATGGTGGACCCGATGACGCTGGCGGCAAGCTTGGCTCCGTTTATGAGGCTGATGCGCCCGCGGTCGCTGAGGACGCGGGTTTCCATGGGAGAAGGCATGATGGATGTTTTTATGTTTTATTAGCACTCAAAGAGCGCAGTGAAAAATCACAGCGCCTATTGGGTACCAATTAACGGTACACTGAACGTAGCCAAACTCAGACCCGGCCGGGGTTTTTTGGCTTAAAGCAGATATCGGAAATGTCTTGTCTGGTGTCGCTTCGCCGCTAGTTTGCAACCCAGCGGCGTTCTCGCGGGCAGTGCGCCTGGAGAGCGCCTCCCGCGATCCGCGCGGCTTCCATGGCCATTCGCGGTCCCCGGCTGCCAGCGCGGCGTTTCGCGCCCACCGGGGGTGGTGTGTCAAAGTGTGTTCGTGAGTGAAACTTACACCCCCTCTGAAAAACGCGCAATAGCCAACCCATGTGCATAACTCGAGTTTCCGTCGTTTCCGTGAAACCGTGTGCTATAATTTGGTTAGGACCAAAGGTCACTCTCTTGCGTATTTAGCTAAGACCAGTTATCTTTGGGAAGTGGTGGGCACAAGCCGCTGGGAACAATACCTCGATGCCAGTGCCAAGACCATATTCGTTGGACAGTAACCCAACGTAGAAAAATTGCCAGTTTAAGCCACACTTTCGCCTTGCGATACCGCCTATCGGGTGGCCCTGTTGAGGGGTGTGTCGTTCATTTGACAAACGATTTGCGAGAGGCCTTTCAAGGGTCCCCGAGCTCTCCCACGAGACTCCCACGGGTACCCACGACCTCCCCACGAAGCACTCACTTGGGATAGATCATAGGCTTGATTCTGTAATACGGAACCAATTACCTATGGCACATGAACTTGAGTTGAGGAAGCTCGGGCCATTGAAGGCTTGGGTGGAACGCTGAAGATGGGATCTGATGACCGGCTCAAAAAGAGTAGGCATTGGATAACGGCTTAGACTGAACAGATTAAATCTGAGCAGCTAAGTTAGCTGACGTCAGAATGGATTGGTTTCCGTAAAAAGAAAAGACCGATGATGCCCTTTTAACCACGGCTAATGTCTACGAAGCGTAGCGTTAGCGGAGCGAAGTGGACATTAGCCGTCAGGTCTTGGCGAACGCAGTGAGCCAACCATCACAGCACTTGATAACTTCACGGGTAATCGTGGGAAGAAAGAACGCGCAAGCACGCACGTACGCGTTCATTATATGCATATTTTTCAAAAGTCACTTTCTCCACAGTCTTGACGCAAAAAAACAAAATGTCTACTATTCCAAAGAGGGTGAGCACTCACCATGTAACTTTTTTGCATTATGTCGAAATACACTTTGGAAGACGACGCCAAGACGGGGCTCAAGAGGATCGTGGCCGATGAAGAGTTCACGATCATCAGGCTCAAGAGGACGGTCAAGAAGGGGGAAAGGGGAGGACTGGTGGAAGGACCAGATAACCTGTCCCAGGGCGGCACGTCATGGATATTCGACGACTCGAAGGCCATCGAATCATCGAGCGTGAGGGAGGATGCACTCCTCATCGGCGGTTCGGTCGCGAAAGGAAAATGCATTCTGTCGAAGAAAGCAACGCTGTGCGATGAGTCGGTCGCCACGGATGGGTCCAAGTTGCGTGGCCATGCCATCGTGTGCGACAAGTCGACGATCGGCGGGTTGGCCATCGTCACCGGTAAGTCAGTCGTCATCAGGTCAAGTGTCGGCGGTAATTCCACGGTCGAGGAAAAGTCAGTGGTCAGGAACGTGACGCTGGCCGGAAAAGACAGCGTGAAGGATAACGTCGAGCATTCAGAATGGTTAGAAACCTACAAGTGCGTCGTCAGCGGGATCAAGGCAACGACGTGACCCACCTTCCCGCGGCAATCCGCGCCCTTGACGTCCCGCGGGTGTCGCGGTAGGGTACAGTCAAGGTACAAGTACCGTGCCCCTGCACGCGTGACCACGACAAGCATGGGCTGGATCCTAGAGGCTGCCGCTGGCCTTCCGGCCAGGCTTTCCTACAGGACCCCGCTCTTGGTCACGCCTTCCGGCGCACGGGCTGAATCCGGCCGCAAAAATGGCCGTGCATGGCAAGACTAATCACCTGCCCGAAGATATACATGGGCAGAAAGCCCCCGAGAGCCGTTGTTCCATTGATTGCGGAGACTTGTGCCACAACGGGGGAAACGCCTAGCTCCTCACGTGGCCGTCCGCGGGACGGCCGGCGTGACGGCGGAGTGGACAGTGGCGGAATAGGTAGACGCCGAAAACGTGTGGCTATAGCGGTGGCTGAGCGAAAGCCATGAAGCCAACAAGGCACCGCATCAAGCCATCGGGGACAAAGTGCCGACTTACCCATGCGACGTGACACTGCTCACATTGAGCCAAATCGTCGCCTGTCCAACCGCCGTCAAGCCAAAAGCGTGAGACAACCAAAAGACTCCCGGGCGAATATTCCCGGGCAAAATCGCGCCTGAAGTCATGTGAGGCTCCAGGACAGAAAAAAACTCCATAAATGTCAAATGATACCCTTAAGGCCACGACCTCCGTGGAAGCCCCCGTGAAACGTTAAATTCGTGCCTTCCAGCTCACAAGATCTTCAAGAAGAGCGCGTCGATTGCACGCACACCCGCCGTTCACGCCAAAACATGCACCAACCAAAACAACATCACTGACATGAAAACACGCAATTTCATCACCGTGACAGGCGAGGACGGCCGGGAGCATCCCGTCGTGGCCGACCCCGACGGGTTCGTCCCCAAGGTTCTCGAGGACGGCCGCCGGTGCTACTGCGGCAAGTACCCCAAGTGCTACGCCTGCAGATTCCACGACCACGACGAGATGACGGCCGAGGAGCGAAAGTTCTGGAACACCGGCGACTGGCGGATCAACCGGGCCAAGTGCCTGGAGTGCGGCGAGACCGTCACTTCCGCCAGCCTCCATGACTTCAGGAAGTGCCGGTGCGGCAACCTGGCCGTCGACGGCGGGTCGTGGTACCTGCGGAGGATGTCGCGCGCCGGGAACGGGTCATACGAGGAGATGTCGGCCATGTACGCCGACGCCAAATGAAAAGCGCGCCCACACGCGCTTTTTTCGTGATATACTTACCGGTGAGGGGCAAGAGGCAAAACCCACCGAACAAAAATGAAAAAGACGGAAACAAAATGCGAGTGCGGCTCAAGCGTCACCGTCGCCAGGCCGAACGGCACCGGCGGGGTGACGATGGAGTGCGCCAGGTGCAAGAGGAGGTACTGAAATGTCGTTCACGGTCCGATACTGCGACTTCTGCAAAAGGAAGCGCAGGCACGTCAGGATACACGTCATCCCGGAGAATGACCCGAGGGCATACGCCTGCGTCTATTGCGGTTACCCGTACCACCCAATGCCGAAGGAGAAGCCATGACCGACATGGAGAGGCTGATCATACTCGAGAGGGCGAGGAGGCTGACCATCCGCGCCGAGGCGCTGCTTAACGCCTACGGCCCGTCGCGGCAGGACGACTACGACAAGCTGGTCGTGGAGATCATCGACCACCTCAAGAGGACGCTGCACGGCTGAAGAAGCTTCGCTGCTGAAGAAGCTTCGCTGCTGAAGAAGCTTCGCTGCTGAAGAAGCTTCGCTGCTGAAGGAGATTCGCCTCCAACGCCTTACCGGGAGGGACAGGCCAGCTTTGGCCCGCCCTCCCTTTTTCGTGCGCTTGACCGCCTCCCGCGACTGGGTATACGGTCAAGGCATGGGGGAGGGCGAAATGGCCCCGACTCCTGGAAAAAACAAAAAAATGGGCAACAAGAAGAACGTCGTCGCCCTCGTCATGACGCCGCACGACGAGGCGATGCTGAAGGTCACGGCCGGCGCGCGGCGCGCCGAGGCCGACGAGGTGAGGATCGAGGAGGTCGTGGCGGCGATCGCCGCGGCCTCGCCGTACCACCTCCGCCTGCTCGCCATGCCGTTCGTGCCGCTGTCGCGCGGCGGAGAGTGGCGCAGGCTCGTTGACGCGCGCGGCCTGTTCGCGACGAGGAGGGCCGCGGAGGCGATGGCCCGCGAGGCCCGCGCGCTCTTCCGCGCCTGGGACGCGATGGAGGCCCCGATCGGCGACGTGGCGGAGGCGCTGTCGCGCCACGCCCTCGCCGGGATGGGCGAGGCGGTGTCCATGTGCGAGGGGACGTGGCCGGCCGCGCGTCCAGCGGGCCGTGCGCAACTCCCCGAGGGCATAGCGAGAGACTGGGCGTCCATGGAGGGCCGCTACGCGGCCGCCCATGACGCCTCCAGGGCGCCGCGGGACGCCGGGAGGGCCGCGATGCGCGCGGTCGGGCGGTAGGCTGGGGGGGGTCGGTCGCAAGGCGCGGCCGGCTCTTTTTTTTTTGGGAATTTTTTTGGGGAATTTTTTGGGGATGGCGCGGGAGGGGCCGCGGGATGGCGCGGGATGGCGCGGGATGGCGCGGGATGGCGCGGGATGGCGCGGGAGGGCGCGGGACGCGCGGGAGGGCGCGGGAGGGGGCGCGGGAGGGCGCGG